TCACAAGCTATCACCGTCCATTCTTGTGCCACAATTAGGGCAGTAATTATAATAGCAATGCCCACAATAATATGCCGTTTCAGTTAATCCTTTGCATTCGGAACAAATCCATTGTTTATTGTCAATTGGGTCATTGCCAGGTTTAAGCCAGTCTCCATGCTTGACCTCCTGCACGTCTGCGGTAGGTACAGGCTCGTTTTTTGTGTTGTTTGCTATGTATTCTGAAAATTTTATGATACATTTTTCAAATCCTTCTCCTAAAACTATAAACGGGCAGGTGTCGCAACTCTTTGCTGTGCAGCAAAGTGCCGCCTCTACGACTTCCTCATCAGTGAATTTTCTACTCATTTTCAACCTCCTTAAAGAACTCTCTCGGTTCAAACCATTTATCTTTAATGATATTTCCTATTCCGACAACTAATCTATCTTCCTGTTTTACTCTAACATAACGACCTTTTATATCTTCCCATTTTGAAACGCCTACAACATACATAATTCTCGCAAGAGCTTCAAGTCCCTTTTCAGAACCTTTAAACGATGTTCCGTTGAAAAAAGCTAAGTTATAACCGCCAAAACTAGCTCCCCAGCCTGAGCCTCTAAGAGTTATAGAAAAGGTAAGGCAACAATGGTCGCCTATTCCCAGTGATACATCAGTTATTTTAGCGTTTTCATAAATAGTGTTAGTGTTGCTTTCTGCCGAAGGTATATTTTTTATTACAGGTTTAAGCTCATTATTCGTTATGTATTCAGCAAGATAAGCACTGCACATACGGTACTTATCGCTGGCACAAAGCGGACAGCCGTCACAATCTGTAGTGCCACTAACACAGTACTCCACCGCCTTTTCAAACTCCTCTTTCGTTATCATATTCTACCTCTTTCTATAAATAAAACTAAATTTTTATTTGTCGTTGTTTTCTTTGTGCGGTTTTCCGATAAACGCTTCCATCATTCTTTCCCTATCTTCTCTTTCGTGTATTACTCCAATAAACTTTTCATAACATTGATTGCAAATATCAAGTTCAGCCCATTCAGATGCTTCATAACGACCTTTCCAAGTCCAAACTCCACTAAGTTTTTTAACCTTAAAATGCTGATTGGCTTCATTGTTTCTGCATACATCACAAATACATTTATATATTGGTTTCACCTTCTCTCAATAAAAGAAAACTTTTATATTACTCGTTTTTGTCTTTCTTACCAAGTAACCACTCAATTGAAATTGGCTCTTCATCTTCCCACGAACAGAGATTGATTATAACATCAGTTGTTGTACGAATGTGCATTGAAACTTCATAGCTATTCCATATAGCATTAGTTTTATCCTTCCATGGACGTGTGTTATATGCATATAAATAATTGCTTTTGTCACGAGCAATATACTTGTAGCCCAAAATCAATAACCCCATGAGCACCGTCTGTTGTTCAACGGTTAGTATCGGTTTCAATAGCTTGTCAAAATTAAGTGTGATACCTTGTGTAACTTCTACTACACCTTTCAGAGAAAAAGGTATGTTCTTTGACGAAGCATAAGGTATTGTATTGCCATTCACAGTGGTTACAACGCATCCGTCAGTTACTTCGATTGTTATTTTTAATTTATTCATTATGTATCTCCTTTGCATTTTCATCAATTACTTTCCCATACGGAACGTGTATAAAATCAAGAACGTCTCCCATACCCAAGCCGCCTTGAGCTTTTGGTCTAATACAATAATCCCATATTTGAGGGTGGGTACTTTTCATACGTTCAAATCGGTTAGGACTTTTCTCGAGATGACAGCCAAATCCACAAAACATACAACCTGTTCTTTTCTCTCCTGTTGTTGTGTACCCCCCTCATTAGTTTTTACAACTTCTCCATATACAGGGGCTATTTGTAAATCATTTTTAATTATGTATTCAAGAATATCATTTTCAGTCCAAAATGATATTGGTTTAGAGGACGGATTTGTTCCGGCAAATGCGTTACACCCATTAGCAATCCATTGAGTACGTCTTATCCTACTTTCACTTGCCATAGTTGCTATAATAGGTTTATTTCCAGACTTTTTTTCATATAAATGAACTGTTTGCTTTTTCATGACATCACAGCACCTATGTGAAATAAGAAATGGTGCATCAAGTAAATATTTATACTTTGATTTATTATACAAAGATTTTTCACCTGTATTTGGGTTAATGCACTTACCTTCAATCTGCTTTATAGCATATGAATTTGAATTACCTTTTCTAATCGCAGACCTTGCATCATAAATAACTTTCGCTACTTCTTTACTAATCAACGGATAACCATATGTATCTATTACTTGCCGAAAATTCATTTTTGGTTTCAAACAAGTAACGTTATTAAACGTCTTAACAAACGCTCTAAGCTCAGGATATTCAAGACCTGTATCAACAAACACAGCTTCAACATCAGGAAACAAATTTCTTACAATATGTAAAAGAACTGTACTGTCCTTCCCACCCGAAAACGAGATATACACTTGTCCATTCCAATAATTATACCATTCAAGAATACGACTTTGAGTTATTAGAACTTTTCTTTCTAAAGGTAATGCTTGCAACTCCTTTAAACGTTGAGTATCATGAACTTTATTATCATCTGAATATCTATCATTATTCAATCTGTATTGTTGCCTCCTTTTATAAATAAAATCAACTTTTTATAAGTTGCTCTATAACATTCTTAACATCTTCAAATATTTCTTTGGTTGTCCATTTCTTGCCCTCATTAAAAAATTCAAAATCATAAAGCGAATAACAATAGTCCATGCAGTGTGCATAATGCCAACCTATCCAACGTCCATCTCTATGGTTCTTATTGCTAGGTTTAATAATCCCTATTTTAGAAACATAAGTAATACCGCCATGACAATTAATATCAACAAGCTCATCTTTGTTACTAACATCATACAACTTATGTCCCCTGGAATTTCTACATATGCACAAGGGTGAGTACCATAAGAAACTATAACATAATGAAAACCCTTGTAAACGCCTTCGTCAAGCATATCAATAACCTCTTGTCCATTCTCGTCAAAATGTTTATATATCATTTCTTTCATAGTATTTTCTCCTATCTCTTGTACTTTACAAAGTCTTTTATTTTGTAAAACCATTTCTTAATCGCCTTTAGCACTCTTTAACCACCTTTCGGCATATTAATTTTACCATACTACTTTTGAGATTATATTTATAGTATACTACGACTTTTGAGATGTGTCAAGTATACAAAATGCACAAATCTATACTATAAAAACTATATATTATTGTATAATAAACTTAACCAAGTGTTTCTTTGCGAAGCCTGTATTTTCAAGCACCTCTGAAAAGCACTAGGCTCGGCAATCAACGCACATTTGGTTTTAGCTCTGGTAATCGCAGTATAAAGCATACAGCGGTCTAGCAGCTTATAATGGGTATTGTCAATCAGTACAATAACATTCTTAAAACCGCTACCTTGCGTTAAATGGCACGTCAGACAATAAGCCAACTCAATACTACTTAAATCATTTTGCAGGAAATCAATTTTCTTGTCAGCAAATTTAATTGTAACAACATTCTGCTTCTTACCGTCTTTAACTGTCTGTTCAATTTTTGTAATATAACCCATTTCACCATTGAAAACATTTCTATCATAGTCATTTGTTCTTTGAATAACCTTTGCTCCAACACGAAATATCTTGTTGCCATACCTGATCTCAGGTGCGGTATCGGGTGGAATTATCATATCTTGCAAGATAGAGTTAATTTCAAAAGAGCTATTTATCCTGTCCTTTTTACAAGGTGTCAAAATAATCGTTTCATCGTAGCCATCCTTCTGAGCTGCCATTGTATACAATTTAATAGCCAATTCACGCATACCCTCACGGCTCTCTCTAAACATATAGGTCATGTCTTGTAGTTCGCCAGTAACAACTTTCAGTTTCGGTTTAGGCAATGGGTTTTCTCCATTTCTAATTTTAACTGAGTCCGAAATAATACCTGACTTTTGAGCCTGTCTTAATATCTTAGTCAGTTTACAACAAGTAAACACATTGCAATTAAGTAAATCATGAAAGATATTGCCACAGCCTATTGGCGGTAACTGACCGTCATCACCTACAATAATTACTTTTGCACCCTCTTTTATAGCAGAAACCAAGCTATAAAATAATGACGAATTAACCATTGAAGCTTCATCAAGTACGATAATATCGCTAGGCAATCTGTTGTCAGAGTTATAAACAAAACCTATCTTGTTAAAACCAAGCAATCTGTGGATTGTACTTGCGAATAAACCTGTTGCCTCGGTTATCCTAATCGCAGCTTTAGCAGACAAAGCACAAGCTGATATAGAATATCTTTTATATATCTTTGTAAGTCCTCTTAAAATTGAGCTTTTACCTGTTCCTGCTCTACCTGTTATAAGCACTACAGGGCTGTTGCAAGCCTTATATATCTCTTGTTTTTGTTCGTCTGTATAGCAAAAACCTTGTTCTCTTTCTGCTTCCGAGATACCATTTTCGATGTTAATTTTATAGTCTGTTTCTTGTTCATTGAGATTTTTTAGAATATCCAAAATAGATATTTCAGTTTTATATTGGCGTAATAGTCCTACCTTATTTTCTTCAAAATGTAGAAATATCTCATGTTGTTTTTGTGTGGATTTAAAATTCTCGTATATTTCGTAACAATCGTTTATGTTATCTCTTACCGCATTATCCAATACTGACTCTAGCACATATGAATGACCGTCATTGTTCCCAACACTCTCAAGATAATACTTGATAAATGCCACAACTCTTTTGGTTGATATCCTGATATCTGGATTTAACTTCAACGCCAAATCATCGACTCTCTTAAAACCCAAACCACGAATTTCTGTCATGATGTAAGGATTGTCAAGTAACTTTTCCTTCAATAATTGAGGGTTAGGTTCATTAGAAATCAATTTACTTATCATGGCATATGTTACACCCAACGGCTGAAGCATAATAAGAATATCGGAAATAACATAGTTATTCAATATATTGTCTTTTATCCTATTCCAACTCCTTTCGCCTATACCCTTGATTTTCATAAAATCAATTTCTCTATTATGAATAACATCATCAATTATATTAGGGTAGACAGCTAAAATGTTTTTTGCTTGCAGTTCTGTGACCTGAGTCTTCAAATATGCTATTTGTTGTTCTTCTGTCTTAGGCACATTTGCAGTAATAGAAATTGGCGTATATTGATACGAATTATATTTGCTATTAAAAGAACAAGTAACTTCGGCATTGTACTCGACACCGATTGTTAAGCGTTGCATTTTACCTGCCAATGTACTACCTTTTAACAGCCTTGGCTTGTCGCCAAAGGGATCGTCATAACAATCATAAAAATATGGAATGTCATCAGAAGTTGTTGTGAATGTGTATACTCCCCAATTGCTATTTTCGTTATAAAATCGCTCCTGTTGAGGAACGATTTTAAACTTAAATATTTTTTCTGCCATGTCTTTTCTTCCTTTCTGAAAGCCATTCAACATATGGTCGCATAGCCTGTATTGTAACCTTATCTTCGTCTGTTTTTCTGCACTTAATAGCAACCTGAGAGCCTTTCTTAACCAAATCTTCATACTGTACAAGTTGACTATTCCAAAGAACTCCCTCTATAATACCGAAAGTGGAGTAAATATTTACAAAAGCAAATGGTTTTTTATTTCTGTCCTTTTTCTTTTGTACTCTGGAAATAACACCTACAATAACGCAATCATTATCATTCTCAACGGCTTCAAATGCTGTTGTTAAATAGGGAAGTGCTTCTTCAAATGGGTTATTGTGTATAAATATCTGTAATGCCTCAAACTCCCAAAAATCAGCGTTTTCAAGATATTTGTTATTGGTTAAAAGAAATTGTTTCAACCTATCTTCTTGCTGTAGGTCAAACTTTTCTTTCTTTTTCTGATTTACGAGAGTGAGTAACAAATCTTTGTCATAGTCATACTTACCATTACCAATACGATATTTTTCAATATCAATATCATAGTCAATAATAAGCTTGTTATATGTTGGCAACTTAGACAATTCTTTATACTCTAATGGTTTATACAATGACTTCAAATACTTTAACAAACAACTCTTTTTATCTTTCGTAGGTATCGCACCTGACTTAATTAAGTTAATAATCTGAGTTTTTGTCAGTGTTGTTCTTGACAACAAGTCTTGAAGGTTTTTATACTTGCTGTTCTTCTCACGTTCAGTAACAATCTCTTGGGCTATTCGTTCACCAATGCCTGTAATCGCAGAAAAACCAAACAGCACATTGTTATTGTAAATAGAAAAATCGACTAGCGATTTATTGATATGAGGTGGTAAAACAGTTACTCCAAACTGTTTAGAGTCTACAATGTATTTATTCACCATACCTGCCTTATCCTTATTCAAATTGAACAAGGCTTTGAAAAAATGAACAGGGTAATTTATTTTTAAATAAGCAGTTTGAAAGCATAGAACAGCGTAGCTATAACTATGTGATTTGTTGAAGCAATACCCACCCTTGGCAGCAAGTTCTTCACTAATAGCTTTTGCTATATTTTCATCATATCCGTTATCAATAATTTCTTGATATAGTTTTTTAGACTCTTCTTTAACTAATTCAGGCATCTTTTTACCGATAGCTTTGCGGTACTTGTCGCTACCACCATAACTTCTACCACCAAAAACACGCACTATTTCCATGATTTGTTCCTGATAAATACACTGACCGTAAGTGCTTTCCAAAATAGGCTTCATGTCAGGGTGTATATAGGTGACAAGTGAAGGATCATGTTTACATTTAATAAACTCCTCCAAAGCTCCCATTGAATCAGGTCTGTACAATGCCAAAACAGCCGACAAATCTTCCATGTTAGTTGCTTGTAGTCTGAGCAGTAAGTCTTTCATACCTGCACTTTCCACCTGAAACACACCATTCGTCAATGCTTTGCTTAATAGTTCAAATGGACTTCTGTCATTTTCAAATTTGGGGTTGTTGATATTTATATCGTACTCAGATAAGTGCAAGTCATTTTGAATTTCCTGTACCATTTTTAAAGTTTGTACACCCAAAATGTCAAATTTAATGATACCTATTTGTTCAACAAGCCTTTTATCAACTTGAATAACGTGTTCACCGTCAGAGCCTAGTTTCATTGCCATATAATCGCTAATATCGGTATCAACAATACCGACACCGCCTGCATGACAGCTAACCGTTTTAACCCTACCACTTAATTTGCCTGCTATGTCAAGTAACTCACTGTACTCAGGGTGTTCAGATAGGTAGTTTATGTTGTTGTCAATACACTCTTGGAATGTATTGTACGAAAACTTTTTGGATAGTTTATCCATTTCATTATATTTGAAACCTAGTATTTTACCAACATCTTTTATGGCTACAACAGGTGTTATATACGAGAAGTTTATAATCTGACAAACACGATTTTCACCATATTTATCAATGAGATAATTTATTACTGTAGGTCTGTCTGAAACATCGATGTCGAGATCAGGCATTGAAACTCTCTCAGGATTGAGGAACAATTTGTTATTAACCATAGGCTCTTTATCCTATGCTCTGGAGGTTTCCCTCATTTTCATCTGTTGGTTACTTCCAACCCAGTTTAGACTATATTTTTCAAACTTTCGTAGTTCAGACAAAAGTTTTATTCCGCCTTCGTGGGAAATTATTGGCTCTAAAGTCTTATTTCCTAGTCGTTACACACTTTCTTTTATTACTAAAAGATTTGGCTCGGTATTCCCTTTATCTCACCTAGTTATAGGTTTAGGGTTTCTTAGTCAGCTTATTCGTCTATGGTCTTGTCTCATTATCGGTTTGCTCTCAATGAGAAGTCTTATTTTGCTGATACCGAATTAACGGAATTTAACGAGTGCAACCTATCTACGCTCAAAAATCAATCCATATTTGATAGGGTTTAGGTCAGTTATACCTATTGTATAACACACAAGGCTTCCTGCTCCAGAGCCACGTCCTGAACCTATTTTAACCCCATGAGTTTTCGCATAATTTATAAAGTCCCATACAATAATGAAATAACCGTCAAAATTCATTTGATGAATAATGTTCATTTCATAGTCTAGTCGATCTTTCATTATCTTCTGTTCTTCTTTAGAAAGCTTGTCAAAATTTCTAGTTTTCCACCCCTCGTCAATAAGATGTAAAAGAAATTCATTATTAGAGTCATATCCACTTGGTAGGGGGTATGTTGGCAACTGTGGGTCTTGAAAAGGCATATGTACTTCTTCTATCATATCAGCCAAAATATCAGTCTGATTTAAACCTTTTGTAACATTATTTACCCCAATTTGTTTATCCATGGTTGTATGAATTTCTTCTTCACTTTGCAGATAACAACCTTCGTAGCTTTCAGACATTGTTTCAGTGTCGTGAGCTATCTGAACGTGCCTACCCTGATAATATAAATCTTCCTTTGTGGCTGCATGGCTATCTGTAGTAATTATGTATGGAGTGTTTGTTACCTCAGATAGTTTCAAAATCTTTTTATTGTAATTAGCCTGCTCCTCTGATTTGTGAGATTGCATTTCCAAATAGAAATTAGGAAATGCCGATTTGTATTCTTCGATATACTTAACACAAATATTAAAATCACTTTCTTTAGCTAATTTTGAAGCCAAACAAGCAGAACAAATAATTAAATCTTCTGCATACGGAGCAATATCTGAAATCTGTACTCTAGGCTTAAAATAAAAATTTTCAAGATTTGACTTAGTGATAATTTTATTTAAAGCCTTTCTGCCGTTCTCATTTTTTGCGAGAGCGATAAGATGGAAATACTTATTGTTTTTATCTTTTATGGCAGTATCGAAGCACTCATACAGCTCTACGCCATATATCAGCTTAATATCAGGATATTCTTTAGATAGTTGATCGAAATATATCCATGAATATTGGTTGCCATGTTCCGTAACTGCATATGCTTTAATGCCGACTTTTCGACATTGCTCTAGCATTTCTTTTGGTGTACCATAGCCGTCCAGTAACGAGTACATTGTATGGTCATGCAAAGAACTATACATTTTCAGCCTCCTTGTATTTTAAAATAACTATCTGAGGGGTAATTACACCCTTATACTCAGATACATTGAGCTGGCAGAGTGCATTAATGCACATTTCATCATCATATCCATTCAAAAAGTCTAATACTTTATCGTTACTAGGATTACAGAACTTGATAATTGCGATATTATCGTCAGTAATAAACTTCCATGTATCTTCATTTTTACCCATGATAACGCCTTGGCTATGCTCCAAAACTATATTATTAATGACAAATAAAGGCTCTTTGATTCCTGTACCGTAACAATTCTCCAATGATGTAACATCGGAAATCATTCCAATATTAAATTCGTCATAATCGAAACAAAAATCTATTGGCAAAGGATTGTCTGAATCAATATTCTTATTTAAAACTTTAATTGCTTCAGCCACGTTCTCAGCTTTTATCTCAAAACCGAAAGCATTTGCGTGACCCTGACACCAATTAAACAGACCTGTTTTTAGTAACTCAGCCTTTAAATCTGGCACATAGCTATTATCAAAGTTTCTAGCAGACCCTCTATATACATTATTTTCTTCATCTTTGCGGAGTATCAAACAAGGTTTTTTCGCATAACTAGCCATTTTCATGGCTATCAATCCAGAAAATACACTTGGGATATTGTTACCTTTTAAGAATAAAACTGTATTTTCGTCATTAGCTACGCTTTTCCTTAACGCAGGAAGTAACTTTTTCACTTGATTATCCTGTCTTGATTTAGCGTTTTTACAGAGTCTTACAACTCTTTGATAAATATTTTCTTTTGTAGTTTCACTTTCGCCACGTTTTTTATATTCAAATTCTTCGTCCTGTTCAATAAACGCTCTGAAAAGTAAGTCCTTTTCTTCCATGTCACCAACTCTACACATTGCGTTTATCAGGGAAGTAATACAAAATGCAATAGTATGAGGATTAACCTTGCCTTTCATGGAATAATTTTGAGCATTAATAAATTCTTCAAAACATTTATTTGTGACGTTATAAAGACCCTTGTCAATAAGCCTTTTTGTTTCAAAAGAACGTAAGTCCATGATATCCGATATATTAGCTAGTGACACAAGATCAAGGTAGTCATCGGCATAGTCGTTCCAATAATAATCATCAAGTGCTTGTAGAAATTTATAGACCACTCCTGCACCACATAATTCTTTATTAGAATATTTTGAACTAGATTGGTTATTTACTATAATCGCATATGGGTTTGTTCTTTCAATATCGTGGTGATCGAGAACAAGTACATCAACACCTTGTTCTGCTAATTGTTTGCATTGTTCAGTATCATTACTTCCTGCATCGGGAACAATCAACAATTTTGTGCTTTCAGGTATTTCTATCTCAGAAGAAATACCATGTTGCTTTCCAGAATGTATCAGATATGTAATATCAATTTCTTTGTTAAGCCTTTTCAAATAAGAATACATCATGGCAGCACTGCACTGACCGTCAACATCGCAATCAACAATAATCGCTATTTTACTATTGCTTTTAATGTGTTTATCTAACATTTGAACCGCTTCAGTAATATTATCAAGATTATCATAAGGAATTAATACGTCATCAGTTAAATGAGTGTATTCATTAACATTAGTTATTCCTCTATTAGTAAAAATAGATATTGGAATATGGCAATAATCATTATTGCCTATTATTTTATAATTCATGTTTTGTTGTTTCACTTCCCATTCTTTATAACTTGCGTACATTTGGCAATCAACTGTTTAAACTTATCAGGATTATCTGTTGGACTTTCTTTTTCTTCCAGTAAATTTTCAGTATCAACAATAGCACTGATTTGAATACAATCCAGAAATTTGTCAGCTATATCGTTTAACTCGTCTATGGTTACGTCTTTATCAAAGCAAAATATAATATGAGAACTCAGCCTTGTCAGCATATTTATTTGATATTGGCTTATTTTCTTGCCACAAGTTGCTACGCAATTTTTTATTCCCATGTTCCAAAGTTGCATAACACCTTTTTCAGCTTCAACCACATAAACGTAGCCTGTCCGAGCTATATATTTTTCGGACAAATAAAGTCCATATAATATTCTAGCTCTGTTGCAACGCTCCAAATATATATACTTAACTCTTTGTTCTTCTTCTGTCATTTCTTCTTGCTTTAAAAATAGCCTGCCCTTAACACCGACTAATGTTCCCATTTCATCTCTTACAGGAATTGTAATTCGATTGGAAACATCGTCATAACCTATTTCAAACAGCATTTGAGTATCATATGAGATATTATCTTTCAAAAAACAATCATTAACGGCAGGGAAGTAGTACGATAGAACATTTTCCTTAATCGGCTTTAAAGGTTGCATTTCTTCGTAATTAGACTCATCATCTGCCATTTCAGAAATGAATTTCGTAAACTTTAAACTTTCAGGCAAATCGTTATATTCGTCTTTATAGTAGTTAATACCGCACCAATTACAAACTTTGCGAACAGCTTCATAAAACGTACAACTGCAAAAAAATTGCACAAGGTCAAAAATATCTATCGTATCTAAGTTTGAACTACTATGTATTTCTCGTGTGTAGTCAACAGTTAAAAGACCTTCATTGAGATAAACAGTGATCGCCCCTTGATTATCTCCATCGGGATTGCCACACTGAACATAACCTGCTTTACAGGAAATATGGTGACAACCCATTTCGTCAAGTATGACAGGAACATAATTGTTCTCTAGTATCTTTTCTTTGAGGACAGAAATGTCCATTTTATCCTCACTTTCTTCTTAGCTCTCCGACTTCATACCAAGTGTTCAAATCTAGGTCAACTTCAAATACAACTTTCTTTTTACAACCAAATCTGTTTTTGTCTACATTGCCTATATAGTACCTCTTACCAACTTTAAGTTCACATTCAACATCTTTGCCCCATTCAGCATCATGCTGAACATAACGATATTTATGAAAGTCACCAACAGATATTTCTTTGAATAACGTCATAGTCCATATAATATGCTTTAACTGTTTTGCATTAGCAATATTATTAGAATTAAGCTCGTCAGGTTTACAAAACTCTGTATCGTCTGTGAGCTGAATTGAAAGATAGCCAAACATATCTAGTTGCTTTGCTAAATCAGTGAGTTTTGTTACTGTTGCTTTTAAAGCTGCCCAATCTCCTGTGGCTTGTGTGTCTTGCTTACAGGTATCGTAAAAGAAGTATTTCGCACCATGAGTTAGATTAGCTTTTCTTATTTCAAACTCTAGTGTCTTATCGTCATAACCACCAGCCATGTCCTTAACAAGAATAAGTTCATTAGTTTCAGCCTCAATCCATTCGGCAATTTTCATTATTTTTACATATTCCTCTGAATTTTCAGCGACCCTTTGAATGTACTCTTGTAAAGTTTCTATTGGCTCTCCCCAATCGTCTGTTTTCTGATATATGTACTCACCTGATTTATCCTTGTACAAACCAAGTGTTAATTCCTTTTCAGGCTTTTTCAACTTTATACCGTGTAATTTTTGAAACTCAGCATTGTTTATACACGTTGTAATTAAACACTTTCTGAGATCGTCAACGCCCATTTCATTAAGCATGACAAACACTCTTTCGTGCTTTACAAGCGTTAAATATGCAATGATTTTTGTCATAAATCGTGATTTTCCTGCATTGGAAAGCATACCAATAGCCATTGTCGAGCCTAGTTTACAGCCCCTAAATATATCATTTAGGATAGGAAAGGGAAGTGATACACCCAAATCAGGTTTTTCCATACACGCAATAAGCGATTGCTTAATATGACTATTCAGAATTTCGGCTTCTTGATTTGTCAAGATCACCGTATGTATTCTATCTGCTTTACCTCTAATTAATCTATAGATATCTGAAGCCGTAAACTGTTCAAACTTCTTATGCTCTACAATTTTTGTAATATCAAAGCCATTCCTTTGATACTCTCTTAACAAAGAATACTTTTTAATGATTTCCTGATACTTACCAATATCATCAGTTATAGCAATTTTCATCCAACTGTCAAGAGTTTTCCAACCGCCATACTTTTTATACAAAGAAAGTCTCTCAGGCTCTTCTGAAAAATAAGTTAAAATAGTAGTTTTATTGAATGTTTGTGTCCTAGTTTTGTATATGATTTCGGCTGAGTCATAAAAAAATCGTGTAACTTCATCTGAAAAATCGTATTTACTACGGATATATTGTCCGTAATTTACCAGCAAATCGGGCTGTTTGTAAATACAACCCACAAATAGAACTTCGGTAGGAACGTTTGTTATAATATCCATGTTTGTCACCTACCTAAATTTCCTTAATAATACTGTCAATATCAAGGCTATCATTGTTTTTATCACGTTCTTTAGGAGATTTTGATGTTGCCATTTTTTCATAATCTATATTAACTTGTTCTTCGCTTGTACCTATTTTAGCCAATGTCTGTTCTTCTTTCCATTTCAAATAACCATCATATTTAGATAGGATAATAGCGAGATCATATGTAATTAACGCTGCACCTTCAATTTTTTTACCTTTACGAGTATTAAACTCATGTACCTTGCGAAGAAATGACATTTTCTTTCGCCACATATCCCATAAATCTTCGACAGGAACAGGTTTATTCAAATTCTTATAAGTGCCTTTATACACCTTATCAAGATTTACAAAAAAATATTTTGGCAAGAATGAAATATCATATTGTTTATATAGCCAATCTGTAAATTGTATTCTTGTTTTTTTGTCCTGTTTGTCTTTCTCTATCTGTTCTTTTGTTCTTCTTTTTGCCAAGTATTTCACCGCCTTAATCAAAATAACTAAATAAAGGCAAGTGAGGGAATAACCCTCACTGCTTCATTTATAAAAAATTAAATCTTAGAAATAACTTCAAGAACCCTTTCAAGAGTCTTAATATCTGTAATCTTCTTCATTTCTGTTGACTTAACAGGCAGACTTTCGGCAGAAAGAGCCTCCTTTGCCTTTGTCTTACCGACAGGATTAAGACTTTTCATAACGGCTGAAATCTTATCAAGAAGTTCTGTTGTCTGATTTTCGGCAGAGTTTTCATTTGTTTCAATACTATCAACTGGTTCTCCAACCTTGCCCATAACTTCCTTTGTATAAATATCCTGCTCAATATCGACAGCCTTTGTGAGATCATTCTTAACAGAAAACTCTTTCTTGTCCTTTGTTCTATCAATAATGACCTGCCAATCAACAAGTGACAAATCTTCAACTGTTTCCTTATCGTGTACACCTGTCCTGTCCTTGCTGATATACGCACAGAAATTATTATCCTCATTAATGTACATTCTTACAACAGTTTTAACATTATAGTTCATCTGCTTAAAGCCGTCAGGAATTTTTCTGCCTGTTGCAACGCTGGTAATTTTACCATCGTCACCCTTTACGGAAACCTTTTCGTCTGTTTCTCTTGCGGTCACAATAAAGTGTGCGCCGCAGGACATGAGATCAAGTATCAAATCCTGTCCCTTAAAATTAACTGTCTGATAATCTTTAAGTTCAAGTCCTGCACCTTCAATAGTTACAGTTTTTTCAATGCCAGTTAGTTCCTTTTTCTTTGCTTTGACAGTGTTTCTCTTCTTAGAGAACTCCACAAGTGCCCATTATGTTCACTACAGCTCGCAAAACTGTAGCAGTTCTCTTATGAACTTCTTGTATTTTCATACAAGTGCAGACTATATGTTCCTCTTTCAAATTAAAAGAGTGATATTTTTCTTCCACCATTAGCTTGTGGGTTTACTCTCACCAACCAAGTGAGATAGTCGTTGAAGGTTTTCCATATTGCATATGCAACTTAGGAAATTCCCTGCGAAACATCAACTTTGCTGTACAAACAGCTACTCATTAGGATTTAACCATAGAGCATACTTAATCTTTTTTTCTACTTTCGTAACCATTCTATTTTATCGTTTTCAATTATATAGTGTGGTAGATTAAGCCTTTAAGATTTCCTCGCATTTAACATCTTCTAATTTTAATTCGTTGAGTAATGTGTTTTGTATATAACTATCTGAATGTAGATAATTAAATCTGAGCAATTTAATTCCTCTGTCTAAACAAAACTGATTTTTAATATTATCTTTTTCTACTGTTTGCCTAAATCTTTCAGTACAAAATAAATCATTTTTTCCTGCAAATGTAACTGGTTTAAAATGCTGTATGCCATCATATTCAATACAAAGATTATATTCCTGTAAATAAAAATCAAATGGCAATCGGTATTTATATTTACAGTCATTAAATCTGTATTCTCTTTCAAAATTCACATTATGTTCTTTTAAGAAAGTAGAAATTTTTGTTTCTCCTGTCGACTTGTTACAATGTGGACAACGATGACCTGAATTTACGAAATCGTTTATTTTTGTTGTCCACTCACATTCGCATTTGTTACAATACAAGTGCAATTTAGTCATTGAATACTTTGTGTTATAATCATCATCGATTTTTATTAAACGGTAATCCAATTTTTCTAAATCAATTATTTGCAGAACTTGTTTTTTTCTATCTTCAATAGAATATCGTCTGTGATAAGGAGTACATGAGGGACATTTACATTTTTTGTTAAGAAATTGTGCGATAGTTGTTGTCCAATCTTTATCGCAATGATTACAATGAATATTAATTGGCGAACGTTGATTTTTATATTTTGTTTTATCAATAGTGAAAGTGTATGGAAGATTTTCTTTTCTTATTCTTTCTTCACACTGTTGAATACGTTCCTGCCAGTTCCATCTTTTATTTTGGCTACATTCACAGCATCCCGAATGTCTTGTTAAAAAATTATTAATTACCGTTTTAAACACATTATTATGTATTTTACATCGGAAATTAACTTTTGTTTTGTTCCCAATATACTCATCCATTCCAAGATATTCATAAGGAATAGCCTCACGTTCTATTATTTCAAGTATTCTTTTTTCATATTTTTCTTGTGACATCCACCTTTCTGACTTTTGCATTAAGTCACATCCTTCTTTATGTTTTATCTACTCAACAATTAAAATTATGGTTACTAACATATCGCTATATTAGCACAGTTTTCTGCACATATTAAAGAATAATATACACAGTTTTCTGCTTAGTTGTCAGGTTAAGAATAGTTGTACCATCAACTACAATAGCATCAGCTCTGAATGGTTCACCATCTCCGTCAAGTACAACCTCGTCTGTTTCGTTACCCTCATCATCGAGAACATGAAAATCTTCCTTGTTCTTAACCTTATTTATGTATTCTCTTGTTTCACCAAGGGATTGAGTGTACACGATATAAATATTCTCAGTGTTAATGCTGTCAGCTTCGAGTCCACCGATAAAATCATCAATAGAACCACACTCATTATCTATGTAAAGAACTCTAAATGGCTTGCCGTCAGGTCTTTTAAAATAAGCAAGCTGCAAGGCAAGTGTTGACTTGCCTGTGCCTTCTTCTCCAAAAAGTATCATCTGAAGCTTGCTCTGTGTCTGTGTTGCTTTTCTTGCTCTAGCCATATTTTTTATCTCCTTTTATATTATCGTTTCGTTGTTAATAACGGTGAGTAGCAACAATTTACCACTCATCGTCCTCGTCTGTCAGATCATTATCTGAAACAGAACCCCAATCATTATCATCAGAACCAAAGTCCTTATTTGCGTTTTCGGTAGCCTTTGTCTTTGCGACGGCCTTGTCAATTATCTCCTCCGAATATAGTTCTGTATCTACACTGTCCTTATCAGCTCCGGTAATCAGAAGTATTCTCTTTGTTGGATTGTTCACTCTATCCATAGGGTTGCTTTCGCCCCAACCGTCATCATTATCTTCCTCAATTTCTTCGATGTCATGTTCTATGACAATATCACCAAAGACTTTAAGAGCTGTATATGGCTTGAGCTTTCTTAGAGTGCTTGCAAACTTTGACTTTGACTTGTTAATTACAAATTCCGCATCTTCTATAGAATTATAAGTTACAATCTTTGCAGATACAGTGAAGTTACCTTCATCATTCTTCTCAATACCCATGAATACAATGACCTGTTCAAAATTGCCAATAACATTGAAGTCCTCTGCGTCAAAATTTATATCTTTACAAAGTGAAATCTGTGACGGAACAAATCTTGTCTGGTGTCTATCCTGATAGGTGGAAAACTCATTCTTTCCTCTAACGAATACGGACATACCGTCCTTTGCGTTGTCTGCTATGTACTTACAAGCATCATATTCAACAAGTATCTTCTTGTCATTTACTTCCTTACCTGTCGAGTCAGTCACTTTTGTCAAGCCAAGATTAATTCCAATAGGTCTAAAATCCTTTTTGTTAAATGTAAATCTGTCAGCCCACTTTACCTTTTCTGTTGTTGTCTTTCTATCCTTACCTTTGCCCTCGGTCTTAGAAAAATATACTACGTCTCTTTCCATACCATTAAGGTTTATGTATACAGACTTATTCTTATCAATTTCAACTCCTACATTAACCATTCTCATTGGTTTGCCTGTAGAGGTTGTCAGTTCTGTATAGAACTTGTCCTTATCACAGCCTGTCAGCTTACCTCTGATCTGAAAACTACCCTTTGTTTCCTGAAGTCCAAGACCCTTATTATTTTTCTTTTCAGCCATTTTTTTATCTCCTTTTATTTATCAGATTTTGTTGTCAAATAAAATTATCATAATAAAATTATCATTTTGTGAACTCAAAATCACACCATCTTATCATGCCTTTTTTCTTATCGTTGATACTACTTTGTGTTCATGTTGTCAAGTTCTTCATGTAACGCAATTCCGAAATTATTCAGTGACTCTGCTACCCATGTGTCAGCAATGTCATATCTACTAATTAAATTGTATATTGCTTTATTTATATCAGAGTGCGAGAACTGCTTATCACATCTATACTCAGATTTTTCTTTAGGGTTTATTTTAGTATCAAAAAAACGTATCTCTTTATTATCACAACTAGCGTTAGGAAAATATATTCTAGCCAAGGCAAGCAAAGCACCAATATATGCACTATATGTATCATCAGAACAACATTTTGAAGTGCCAACTCTTACTACCTTGCCGTATTCTTTCATTTTGGCAACTGTTGTCTTATCATGAAATGTAACCTGAATTTCACGGTCAATATCAGACGATATTTTCTTTAAACAGTTAGCAAAACTGCTATAAATATAAAACATACTATCGCCACCATTTGGCTTAACTGTTTGATACCTAACCATTTTGTTATTGTATATATACTCTATTGCTTTAATCCTTATTATGTTTCCAGTTTCGGTCATTCTATCACCGAAACTATCTAAACCAACTCGATAAAGTTCTCCGATTTTAAATTTTCTTTTGTTCATGCTCATTAAACTCCTTTATTTTTTTTCTATGATAAAATGTGTATTTTAACGCTCTTTTCAGAACGGAATAAAAATTAAAATCTATGTCAACAGCATGGCTGCTGATTGCTGAAACATTGTAGTAAACACTCTAACGAAGAATGTGCCAAGGTAGATTATTCTTACTACAAAACAATAATTCATTCCATATTTGTTGTGATATTATCTCAATATCAGGATGCTTACGCATTTGCTCAAATATTTCCTTTGTTTCTTCAACCGTAAATTTGCCATAAACATTCTGAAACCACTTTACCAATGTTTTATTAGTATCTTTCGGAAATAAAAATTTAAGTTCATCTGCTTTTAAAATGCTATATGTACCAAAGACATGGTAAAACATATTATGCTTTGAATTAAATCTAGCTACATCAGTTTCCCTTGTTTTAAGATTATCTGTCTTAACCGCACCAAATATCTCTGCAACTGCACACAACTCTTTATCAAAACGACCATAACTCGCACTACCACTATATTTATAATCCATACCCATATAATCACCTACTTTACAAGTTCAAAATACTTTGCTATATCTTCCATAGATAGATTCATTTTAGTTCCCTCCTTATTTACTTTTCTTCATTTGTTACTGCTATTACAAATAGCACATTCAAATGTATTGCCCTTACAACTATCTTTACAAGGGCAATATTTACAAAGGTTATGTTCAGGGTCAGTTATATCCGCAATGGACTGCATAAGAGATTCACTCTGCTCTTCTAGTTCTTCTTGTGTGGCATTTTCAATTATTTCTATCCCATTTAATTTTGCTATTTTCTTTATATCTTCCATTGATATCATTTTAATTTTTCCCCCTAATTAAATAAGTTCAAAATATTTTGCAAAATCTTCCCAAATAATATCTACTGTACCACCTATAATTGTAGTTTCATATTTAGGTTTCCAATTAACAGGACATAAAGTAACATAAGCTACATTAATTACAGTATGACCATAAGATTGTAAACTAAAATAAATAACATCAATAGTAAATTCCGCATTTACTGGAATTATTTCTATATCATGTTTCATTCCCCATGCTGTTGTGCTGTAAGTATAATCTTTAGTACATCTACATTTCTTACCTTTCAAATATTTTTCTACTATACGTTTAAGATAATTTTCTTTACTGTATCTAATTAGTTCTTTGTCTGTCGCCCATTTTCTTGTGTTGTTTGTGAAATCTATAAGATAATTTTCATTTATATAATAAACTACTTTACCTAATGTAGGTTTTGTAAAAGAATTTGTGTAGACTACTTTATCTCCTATTTCATATCCACCAAATCTCATATTCTCATTCTGTCCTCCTAAACAAAGCTATTATTTCATTTTTACGTTATTTTATATTTGTACCCTAAAATACGTTACAAAATATTTTGGTTGGACTAGCTGGATTCGAACCAGCGGAATGAGAGAGTCAAAGTCTCTTGCCTTACCACTTGGCTATAGTCCAATGTTGGTACTGCTTTCACAGTACCTTTTTGTTCACCTACCTTTACATACAGATTAGTTTGTAATTTGTAATCAGTGTAATTTTAATTGATGAACCGTTATCGTTGTCGGCAACCGTAACCGACTTGGTGCAACTTAGGGGACTCGAACCCCTGACCCTTTGATTAAAAGTCAAATGCTCTACCAACTGAGCTAAAGTTGCAAGTGCAGGTATCACACTACATTCCCTTATGGTGGGATAAGCTCTGTACCTGCTATGCCAATTTGCTTTGTACAGCATTGGCAAACTGTACTGGTGTCACTGACGAGACTCGAACTCGCATGGATTTTTCCGAGGAATTTTAAGTTCCTTGTGTATACCTATTCCACCACAGTGACACGTCTTATGTTAATTCTACCGTGCTACATTTGAGATTATGATTATAGTATACTACTACTTTTGAGATGTGTCAACATGTATAGACCAAAGTTTACAAAATATTAATAATTATAGATAATAAAAAAACGAGACCTTAACGATCTCGTTTCTGTGTTAAAATTTAGATTTTTGATCTCTTAGAACATTGCTCCAAATATATTTTATATTCTTGCACAATACCCTTACGAGTTAAATTATAATCAAAGAAATCTAATGCTTGGCTCAAGTTCTTGCCATTCTTACCTCCAATATCTGTTCTGTACACGTTTAATAAATATTTGTTCGCTCTATAAAAGAAACCCGATTTACTGATAATATTTAATTTCAGGTAGATTTTTGGCACAATAATTCTCCTAATACTATTAATAACATTAACCGAGCTAGTGCCACTTGATATAGGACGAAACAAATAATCATTTGGGTTATATGTTTTTGATATGTTGGCGTTGTTATATGTGGTCACATCTCTCAATTTGCCACAGATATTTTGCGGTTCTTTCCTAAAATGCAATGAATAAATATTTTTACATAACTCTTTATGCAACATATCAGATACATCTGAAAAATATTCAGAGGTTAAATCTATTGTTTGCTTTTTCCCATTCTGCTGTTTTACCCATAGAATTTGCCTATCAATATCGTAGTCGCCTTTTTTTATTTTAGATAAAGCACTTTTTGGAACTCCGACCCATAACAAATAGCACATTAACTTAATGTAACAGGAATACGCACTTACCTCTACTGACCATATGTCTATATCAGGGCTATTCATTGCTTTGTCAATAGCGTCATTCAATTCTTCAATATCAGTGATAAAATTTACTAGAAATTGTATATCTTCAATATCACAATTTACATTTGCAAAACTGAGCCAACTCTTTAGCAACATTTTACTGATCCTAAAACTACCAAGAGTCGAATTATCTTTTAAAAAGTTAGCAATATTATCATGTAGTGTCTTTTCTTCATTGTATTTTTTTAAAAAACTGTTCAAAGTTGATGCTTTTTTCTTTAACGTTGCATCGCTGGTAATATTCGCTTCCTTTTCGATATATTGATGTATCGAAAATTTCAACTCTTCTTTTGTCATAATAAAACCGTCCTTCCGAATATAATACATATAACAAAAAGCAATCTATTATAGGAAAATATTGTACTAATTATTATATGTATTATACCAAAAAAACGGTTAAAAGTCAAGCTAGTTTTTGGTTAGCACTAACATCGTGTGAAGTTAATGCAAGAGAAATGCAAATTGCTTGAGAGATTCTTCTCATTTCATTCGGAGTTAAGTGACCTAAATAGCTAATTATTTTTGTCTTACTAATCGTAGCAAGTTGTTCGCATAGAACGACACTTGTTTTAGCCACTCCACTCGTTTTGTTAAGTAGGACATGAGTAGGGAAGTATGTTTTATTTTTTGAAACATTTGATGTTAGCGGTGCAACTATTAAACATGGTGAATATTTATTCCCGATGTTATTTTGCACAACTATTGCTGGACGCACCCCTGCCTGCACAGAACCTCCCACATCAGGAAAGTTTACCAAAATCAAATCTCCTCTTGTTATCTCTCTGTTTATCTCTCTGTTACATATTTTTGTGTCATTCTTAAAACAAATTTTTTCCATAAACAACATCCTCCTTTCTTTTTATTTAACGTTTTGTTGTTGTCGTTGTTTATTTTTCTTCTTTTTCTATATTATAACCGTACAACTTTTAATATTCATTGTATTTTTATGAATATAATGTTAAATCTATCTTAATATTTCCATTGAGCCTAAATCATTTCCAAACATAGAAATATTAAGCGTTGCTATCTTTTCTCTTTTCTCAAAAACATTACACAAATTAATGATAATTGGCTCTATGTAGCTTTTCTTGTAAAACATATCTGCATTAAATTTGCTCAAGCATCTATTCTCTTGCAAACTCCACAAGCCAATAAAACATTTCTTATGCAGCTTGTCATACGTTATATAGGGTGTAGCAGCTCGATTATAGTCAACAGCCAAAGCTCCGCAATCGAGTATTTCGCATAGCTTATCTATATTTAGCAATTCAAAATACAGATATTGCAAGTTACTGATCTGACTCTTATTAAGATTGCCTAGTGCATATGTGTCGATAAGTAATGTAATCTTATCATTCTCAACGCTTGACCTAGTTTCATCAATATAATCTTCTTTCAGTAATTCCGTAATTTCAACCCACTGCTTTTTCTCTAGCGGAAAGAGTGGCATAGAAGCCACTAAACGTTCAGGAACGTATCGGCAAGAAATAGTTAAAGTGACATCATTTATGCCTATTATAATAGTATCTCTTGCAATACTTATAATGGCTGATGACAAGTCATATTCAAGCCGACCGATCGTCATGCAGTAATCAAGTAGAACTAAATCTTGTGTTCTGTCTAGCTCCAAGCATAGAAAACCGTGATCTATCCCACAAATATCTTGTAAATCCTCAAAACCACCCCTATGTTCTTCTTTAATAATTGGATTGTCAGTTAGTTTTAAAGCTGTTCCGTATATTTTTTCGTTGTTTTTGTTGTTGGTGAGTATAAACTCGTTATAACATTTGTCACATACCAATTTTATTAGTTCTTTTAAAACCATTTTTACAACTCCCTTTTAATTTTAATCTTTGTAAAAGAACATCTGTTCTAATATGCTTATACTATACTATAAAACAAATGTTCTGTCAAGTGATTTATGTCCATTATTTTGTACAGTATATTTTACCACACAATTAAGGTAAATATTAGTAAAACTAATTCCCACTGCCTTAATTTTATCACCATTCAATGCTTAAATCAATGATAAATTATTCCCAAAAATAAATACACGATTTAACAGCGACAATAGTTTCTTCGGAAGTTCCATACAATTCCGATATAAACTTCTTTTCGGGTTGACGGAAATGAAAAAGACTCTCCATTCTCATTTACCCATATCTCATGTGACCCCTTACCTCTGCGTGAGTATGAAAACCCACGCTCGGCAAGCAGCCTTTTAAATTTGTTTATGTTCATTTGTTTGTTGTTCCTTTCTTTTCTAATTTTTGCAAGATTTGAAAACAAAACTTGCATTTTATTTACTTTAGTTTGTTGTATTACACTTTCTCAACATTCTAATAATTCCACTCTGACCCTTTGGCGTTACCATAGGTGTTAGCCCTATTCTGACTTCGCCATTCTGTATGTATGAGCTTTCTTTAAGCTGAAACCAAGGCTGAGTGTCTATGTATCTTTGATAAGGCATATTCTTATGACCGTCCCTACAGCCTAACACTTTCTTCTCTCTCAAGAAATTAAACAGCCTTGTTCTACCTATCTTTATTCCATTCTTAGTTGCCAGCTTCGCCATATCGTTCATTGATATACAATCTTCAGAAGTTTGTATATGACTTGCAAAGTCCACAAGAGGTTTATCCTGCTCTATCTTGTTATTAAGCTGCCTGATCGTTGATAGATTGAGCCTGAACAATTCTCTCGTCTGAGCATCGGCATTTGGTAGATAGGTGTTAATAAACATCTCGTCATTGGCTACATAACCACCTGTCTTGCGTATGGTAGGGAGAACTTCTGAAGTAACCCAACGTTTAAATGTTTTAGCCTTTGGCAGCTTGCTTGAAATTACAAGGCTATAAAGTCCACTTTCGTTTACAACAGTCGGGTGCTGAGTTCTGCCCATGAGGTCACGAATCGTTACCCCATCGCCTTGCATTTTATCTTCCTTGTCAACATGATCTGCTAAAGCTTTTTTAGTATTTGTATATCCCAAAATCTCAGCCACATCTTTTCCGACAAACCAAGGCTCTCCGTCCTTAACTATTGTCCTCACTGTTCCAAATTCCTTGTTTGTGAATGTTTTAATTCCGTCCATTTTCTTTGTCCTTTCTGTTCTTAATTTACATTGTTGTTTGAAATTTCCTGCTTGCAAGCATAAAAATACACTATTGTCAAAGAAATAGTTCTTGACAGCAGTGTTTACTCATGATATAATATATTTACCAGAAGTAACACTTGTCAAAACACCATTACTATAAGTAATGTGCTTGTGTACTTTTGTTCACCTGACAACTCTGCTTGACTTTCCACGGACAGCAGAGTTGTTTTTTATTTGCCAACAATAGTTTTAGTTTCGTTTAGCCTTAGTACCAATTCAAACTTGTCATCTACATACATTTTCATGAATGTTTCCAACAAATCGTTCATTTTAATGCCGTTAATAGCACATTTTGACTTGAACTGATTTTGAATTTCGCTGTCTATTGTTGTTGTGAACGGTTTTCTATCCATTATTATTTTCTCACCTGCCTTTTATTATAGTATAATTTATTTTTATATGTTTGTCAACCATATAAAAATAAAAATCTTTCACAAAATTCTAGCGTATTTTTTGTTGAAATACACAATTTTAGTTTCTGAGATATTACACTTAAACCCTAAATCTTGATTTTCAGCCTAAAATATGCTAAAATTTTTTTATTAAAAGTAATTCTAATTAATCTTAGAAATTGGAGGAAATAAAAATGAGCAAAATAAAATTAATTCTTATTGCACTCATGACAACATTAGCATTGTCCTCATGTAATAGTAAAACAACAAGTTCCATATCTGACAGTAATTTCACTACCACTACAACAAGTACAACAACCACCACTCCCACAACAACTTCTCATACTTTAACAACAACTAAACCATCAACTACCACAACTACTTCCAAATCATCAACTACTACCACAACGACTACAACCACAACGACAACTACAACTACAACTACCACGCATGATTATAGTTCTGAAATAAGTGCTTTAGAGCAAGAAAATAATCGCCTACAGAGTGAAATCTCCACCTATCAGAACGAAATAAACAATGAGCAATCTGATATTTCCATCTATGAAATCTACAAATCGGATGCCGAAGATGATGTTGAAGAGGCTAAAATACAGCTTGAAAACGCCAATAAGAAAATGGTTAAAGTTTATGGTGATGGCGGTTGGACTACAGAAGTTGACTCCGAAGCAGTTTCAAAGGCTCAATCTCACTTAGACGATTGCCAAAGAGTTGTTGACGTATACAATGAACTTATATCAGAAAGTCAAAGTAATATTGATTATTATAACACTTGTATATCTAATAATCAAAGTTCTATTGAAAACAACAATAGTCTTATAAACGATTATCGTAGCAGATAATCATAAAACAGGAGGTAATACCATGAAGAAAATTTGTTCCATTCTTGTGATTGCAATAGGAATAACACTATTTGTGATAGGTTATACAACAAAAATTCCAAGCAAAAATTTAACCACATTTTCAATTTTGGAAGGTGACAAGTATAGTGCCATTGACGAATATGTTGGCGGTGACGCTTACAACTATATCATAGGAGCTTCACTTGTCAGCGGTAAAATAGCCGCTGCGAAAATTGAGAGAGTAATTTTCATATCCACTGGCTCATTAATTTTCTCCATTGGCATAATTGGTTTTGCATTTTCATTTAAAACCAAAGAAAAGAAACCTAAAGAAAAAAAGGATGTTGGCGAGCAGGGTGACTTGTCACAAACTAACGAATAAATTTTACAAAGTTCCACAAAATAGTATTGACAAAATGAGTATAGTATGCTATACTATAAATGGTGAAAGGTAGTTATTTACCATTTCCGCTTACCAATATGCGGGATATAAATGGTTGGGTTGAAAGTTTTCCGCTTACCAATATGCGGGATATAAATGGTTGGGTTGAAAGTTTTAAGCCTTGCCGTTATGGCAGGGCTTTTAATTTTGGAAGGTGAAAAAATAATGGTTGAACATGGCTTTTATATAATTGATGATTTATTCTTTGAGAAATTCAATGATCCTTTTCTAAAAGGAAATAAATCCGAAAATCGTCCTCATTACTATTGTTTTAAAGATACTAATGAAGGACTATATTGGATAATTCCTTTAAGCTCACGCATTAACAAGTATCAAAAGATAATCAACCAACGCTTAAAAGATCATAAGCCATGTGATATATTACATATTTGTACTCTGAGCAATGGAAAGCAAAGTGTATTTTTAATACAAGATATGTTTCCCATTACTCAAAAATATATCAAGCGTAAATATACCATTAACTCCAACCACCTCATTCTTAAAAATCAAAATGAAATACGAATTATTAAACAAAAAGCTGAACGTATTCTTAATCAGATCAATCGAGGTCAACATTGTATTCCAACTTGTGCCGATGTATTATCTATCAAAAAAGAACTGCTGTTAGAACTACAGATAGAAACTCAAACAGCGGACACTCTGACTTGTTGATTTGTGTTTTTTGAATTTGCATAAAATTCCATTCAAAACTTTTTGAAAAGCATTGACAAATTGACAATAGTATGCTATACTATAAATGATGAAAGATTATCTCTATCATCTCTAATTTACGCTTCGCAATGTGCGACACAGAAACATTGTAGATACAATTACGTTTCACAATGTACGGCAAAGTAACATTGTAGTATTCAATTTACGCTTCGCAATGTGCGACACAGAAACATTGTAGTGATGCTGTCATTTTGGTTAATCTGAAGTGACAGCATATTTTTTTGTATTAGGAGTGTCAAAATATGACGGAACATGGTATGTACTTTATTACACCCGACTATTATCAACTTATTCGAGATGTAGGAGGAACTTGGAATGATTGCAAGGAAAGACCCATTGTTTGTTTGATTAAGTCCACCGAAAATTCCAAATTGTATTGAGCAATACCTGTAGGCAAAGTAAATCATCGTGACACTAAAGCTATTAATCGTATTTATTCCTATATAAACAAAGATCCAAGAAATATTGCTTCTTGCTTTTATCACATTGGCAAGACAACCACCAAATCTATTTTCTTTATTAGCGATGCTTTTCCTGTAACAGATGTCTACATAGACAGAATTTATGAGGGCTATGATAAACAACAATATGTCATTGAAAACAATAATCTTCTGTCTGCTCTGAAATATAAGCTCCAAAGAATTTTAAGTTATGAAAATGCTAATCCAAATTTCTTCCGTCAACATATTACCGATGTTAAAAGAAAACTGTTAGACGAAATTAACAATTAAACAAAAGAGGTGTCCTTATGTCCGAAATTAAATCAATAACAGACCAAGAAATATTATCATACTGGGATTCAATTAAATCCGTAAGAGGAGTTGCTATTAAACTCGGTATCTCATGGCAAAGAGTTATTAAAAGTCTTTCTAGTTTAGGTATTATAGTTAATAATACTCACGCCAAAATCACTCAATACCACAAAGAAGGGAAGTCGGCTAATGAGATTGCCGACTTAATGAATATGAACGTTAATGTTGTAAAAGCCTATCTCCCACGCAACAGACCTCAATACAAAGTTAATCAATCTAAAAATGCTCTAGCAGTACAGAGGAGTAAAGAACGCCACAAGAAACGCTAAAGGGACTTTTAAAAGTCCCTTTTTATTTTACATACTTATCCACAACTTCCTTGCCCACTTCCATTTTTAACATTTGCTCTTTTACGAGTCTGCTATCGCAGCCACTATAATGTTGCTCAGTTATCCTCAAATCAGAATGTCCTAAGCTCTGACAGGCAATACGCAAATCTCTAATAACATCTTCACTGCCTTTTTGAATACAACTAATATAAACGGAATGTGTCTGCCTAAAGCTGTGAGTGCTATATTTACCTTCTATGCCGTGTTTGGCGGTTATATTCTTTAGAAATGTTGTAACGGAATTAAGTTCCATAGGAGCTATTCTGAGTAGTCTGCCGTTCCAATCATACTTCTCATTAGTATATATAATTTCTTCTTCTCCGTCCTCATTCAAGAAAATGTCCTCAATATACTTCCTCTTACGTTCTCCACTCTGAAAAATATAATCTTCTGGGTCAAGTCCATAATACTTGATTATAAAACTCAGCATTTTCTTCACAGTATCACAAAGCCATGCCGTTCTCCATTTGTCCGTCTTGTCCTCTTGTAATGTCAAGTAATCTACAATTTTGCCGTTGTTATCGGTTAAATCCTTGACCCTCAAGGTCATTATATCTCCGTAACGATAGCCTGAGTTGCAAGCAAAAATTATAATATTTGCCTTAAAATATTTTTTACTCTGAAACAAATCTTCCAAAATCACATTTAGATCATCAGGTCTGAACCAGCTTGCAGACTTCTGCCTGCTTGCCGTATGTTTTGTAATAGCATTTCTATGACCTTTTTTTCGCTTTGGCTGTTTTGTTATCTGTATTCCTGTCAGAAGTCTATCCGATAAATCGAAAATTTTGCAAGTTTGAGCCGTACTAATATTCATTTTCATTCACTCCCATCATATACACAATGTAAATATTATTCCTGCTATCAACATAACGCTTGTAAAGAGCAAGCCAAAACCACCATAGACAACGTTCTTCACTATCATTCTAACTTTTCTCTGGCGTTCTTCTCTGAGCCTTTGACGGCGTTTTGCTTTTAAATATGCCTTCCGCATATTATAATCTTGTTCTTCCTCTATCTTCCGTAGCTCTTCTTTACGATCGTTGTCTAGCATTTTCACAAAAAGTAATGTATTCGTATTTTCATTTTTCATATTTATTCCTCCTATATTTATTCCTGCATAAAGAAATACTCCTATCAATCAATGTGATTAATAGGAGTATTTATATTTATTATATTAGTTTTATACACACAATCGCTTTCATATTGCAAGTAAACTGTCTATTTCTGCAAGTCTTTTAAGAAGCTTTTCACGCTCCACTTTTAAGCTTTCCACGTCTATATCAGATACGAGTTTAACGCCCTCGTGGTCTTTGATTTTGCTATAAATCGTTTCAGGAACACCTTTTACACGAACGATTGTGTTCTTATCAGCCGCTATTCTAGGACTTTTGGCAGAGCCACCCGAAGTGGCAAAGCCACCGTTTATAAGCATTGCATTGTCGGAGAAAATAACCTCTCTGTCACGATAAAGTCTTTTCAGAACAACGATTGAGCCAACTCTGATTTCTCCGTCCTCGTAACCCTCAGTATAAGTGTCGAGGTCAAGATCTACTGTGACAGTGCTAACCGCACCAAGTTCTCCGCATTCACCATAGCATTCGATGAGTAACGCCTTGACAGCTTCCTTGTTCTCCTCTGGGAAGACCCAGCAAGGGGCGTTCCACTTGCCCTGTATCTGCTTTGCCCCTGCGACAAAGCTCTTGTTATACGGACTGTTTACCTTGATTGTCTCGTTTTCAACTGTAACTTTCATGTTTTATCTCCTATTATATTATATTACTTCTTATTGTCAGGGATCTTAGCCCACATTTTCTCTCGATAAGCCAACTCTTGGCTATAGGTTTCATGCCATTGCTTATCCAGTTCTTTTCGTTCCTCAAGCGTAAGACTTCTACCCTCATCAATAGCCTTGTAAAAGGCGTCATCATAAATCTTTTGAGCTTTATCAAAAGCCCCTATAGGATTATATTTTCTGTTAATTTCTCTCCGCTTATTTTCGCTGTGGTTTACCCACAAATAGATAATAAGCAAAATTATTGTAGCAAGTAACATTGATTATTCCTCCTAATTCAGTTCATGCTCGTTGTAAATTTCTTCATTATTTCTAATTAATTATACCACAAAATTCCTCATTAGTCAACTAGAATTTTGTCAAATACGTCCATAAAATCGGACAGTATGGCTATTTTTATTAACCATGTTTTACACTCGTCATCAGTATAGCCGTTGCACTTCATTTGTGCAATATGTAATCTAATACGCTCATTCCGTTCCAATGATCTGATACGTTCCATAAGACGCTTATCAGGGTGCTGTGTTACCATGTTATTCTGCTTTTCTGTCATTTAAAATTCCTCCTTAAAAGTATGGTTTTATTTTATTTTGTTTTTTTAGAACTCAGTTACATTCTCATATTCATCTTCATCAAAATTAAATATTTTAGATGTGTCTCCATCTACATCGGCACAAACTTCATAAGCATCTCTACAGCCCTCAATACCACTATAATTGCCATTCTTCGCAGCCATGAGTGTCATGTTAAGTTCGTCCCATTCCTTACCATTCTTATCATCAAAAGCAAAAACAGGATAAGCTTTTCCTTCATCGTCTACAAACGCAACAAAATTATAAGCATTTGTTTCTACAAAAAATCTTTTAAGTCCTTCATTAATTGTAAGTTTCATAAATAAAAATCCTTTCATTAATTTTTACCGCATTTGCCTTGTCATCAGATACGGCTTAAAATCTCCCAAACATTCAAACAGATAACGCCCTTGCTATCAGCATAAACGTTATCAATGCTCGATACTTCCGCATAGTTCATATGCTCTGGAATATCTCCGTAATCTCCGTCATAAACAATTTTCTCCTCGTCATCCGACCATATCTGAATGTGTTGTACATCAGGATCAATGAATAGCTGCATAATGTCGTACACTGTCATAGTTAAATATCCTCCTCATTATTTACCAATGTAAATTCTTAAACGACTTCCATTGTCTAATGCAGCTATAACTTCATTTTCCGTATCAAGTCGAGTATAATTTAACCTATAATGCATACCACCTAAACGCAAATGCTTACTAGCATAATCATTAAATTCTTGCATAGTCATTTGCTTTTCTGTTATACCTTCGTAAACTGTTACTCCGTCAAGCCTATGGAATGTGACATAATTATTCCGTTTAAAATCCTCAAATGATACAGCTTTCTTATACATTCTCAAAAGATGTGTTCCATAGTCATATAAACTGCAAATACGACTACCTATTTTTAGCTCAAATGCTCCAGACTTTTTATAAGGTTCGCTATCACGTTTGAAATGTTCAGCCCACATCATAAACTCTGTTTTAGTATAGATGTTCGCCTGCCAATCGTCATTGTTACGTCCCTCAGCATCATTATTGCAGCCCTGCAAACTTAAATGCATGATTCTACCGTCTGAAAAATTGACAAACTTTGTTTTAAAAATAATTGGATGACCCATAACATTATTCCTCCTCATTGTCTTTTATATTTTCAAGTTCATCAGCGACTTTCAATAAAAATTCCTTTATACTATCGGCATCATTGATTAATACTCTTATGCTGTCAGGCACTCCTCTTTTTCCTCTTAAATCAATCCACATTTCAGCGTGTTCATCAGCGTCAAAATCATCAGCCATTTCTTTAAATGCTCTTACGAAGTCTTTAGATGTGCCGTCATAAAAAACAGTTTCAACAACATCTTCTCCAGCATCGGAATAAAATTCTACATCGTGACAAAATTCATTATTGCCAGCTTCATATTTCTCCGATAATTTAACCTCATTGTTTCCCAAAACCTTAGTAATCTTTTTGTTTAACATAATAAGACCTCCGTTAATATATTTTTCCATTGCTATACATATAAATGAATGATACTCTTTGCAAGTATCTCCCTTGCTTCAAGTATATAAGAGGGGAATAATTCCCCTCAGAATGTTAAATCAATCCATTTTCTTTGAACTCTCTTATCAGTCCGTATTGTGTGCCAAGCTTTCTAAGTTTATCTTGTATTTCAGCTAATTCCGCATAGCTTATTGAGCTTTCTGACAAATCAGCTTGTAATTGTATTGCAAGTTCTCTTGTTCTTGCTTTTCCTCTTGTGTATTTGTTACTATTCATATAGTCAAGCCTCCTCATCGTCAAGACCATCATCAATAAGATCATCTATTTCCAACTCGTAACATAGGTCATTCAAGACCGCTTCTTGAGCAGCTACATAACGATAAACTTCACGCTTTTTAGTGTTCTTTTTATCGTTATTATATTCCCTGTCTGCCTGCTCAAGTGCTTCCGCTGTCTCGTTATACATTTTTATAATAATCTTAATCATTTCTTCTCTTGTCATGGTTAACTCCTCCTCAAAACAGATATTTTATTTATACCACGTTGACATTCCGTCATTTAGTCTTATTGGCATAAGTAACATAAGCTGACTATTATATTTATTTTCCTCAACATTTTTGAAGATTATAGGTTTCAATGCCCCACTATGGAGCATTTTAATTCTGTCATCCTCAAGATTTTTAACAGCCTCCATAAAATGTGTGAGACTATAACCGCTGGTTTCCGAAATATTCAAGCCCTCAATATCAACGCTTCCATAAGGTGAGACAAGTCCATTATTCTTGATTGCAAACATATCCATAGTCTTATTAGTTTTAATTTCTTTAAGGTATTTCAAGTTTTCAAGCATATTCTTTTTCTCAAATTCAAATTCAGAGCTAAAACTACATGGAATAGCTGCCTCCCATTTGAAATACTGCCCTTCAAGATTCCTGCTCAAAAGTATAAAATCTTCCGACAAAAGATTAAATGCTGTCATACTCTCGAATGATATAATATCACATTCACTCTTTTTGAACTGCTTTAAAATTGAGAACGTATTATTATTTGTTGTAAACTCATTTTTAAAGCTCAAGCCGTTATCTTCCGTATCAGTGCTTACTGCTAGCCTATAGCCGTCCAGAGCTACCATTTTATTTGCCTTAAAATTAATACCTCTTAATATAGGCTTGAGATCGTCTTTTATGTATATAGCATAACTGATTGAATTATAACGCTCCATAAGCTTCTCAATGGTGTATGTGTGCTGCTCAAGAATGTTTGAATTATTTGAATTAATATCATCAATCCAAACTTTTCCAAGGTGTGCAAAAAGAGAATGTGCATCATTATCATTTACATCAGTTATTCCAGCTTTAAATGACTTTTTGCCGTCCTCAAAGTTGCACGCTTTATCACTCTCAAACGTGATAATTGTATCGCAGCCTTTGAAATATTTAAGAGCCTTTATAACTCTTTTCACGTCCTCAAGAGCAAACATGATCTTGTCATCGGCTATACAGTTTATAGTCTTGCAGCCGATAACCTCAAGATTATTTGCGAAAATCTTCATTTTCCCGTCCTCAGCCTGGATAAACGCATTCCGCAAAAGATAGTTAGATGATTTTGTGTCAATGATCTTTTCCACCTGCTCAAGTGCTGCTACAAGGTTCTTTGTATTTGTGATGATTTTTGTAGTTTCCATAATTTTTACCTCCTCTAAAGATTATAACAAATTAATAGTTACCCAACGTTTTGCACTTGCTAAAGTTTTGCAAGTTTTTAAAACTGTGTGACCATCGCAGTTTATTACATCAACCATACCATCATATTGTAATTCCAACCAATAATATTTATTTTCTCCTGCCTTATAAGTATATACGCTAGGATTTCCGTTATCATCATCACAGTCATGCAGTATTTCCCATTTGTTTTTCATTTAATTTATCCTCCATATTTTAAAATAAATGTTTTATCCGCTTTCAAGCGTGTTATATGGTACTCTCAATAACTTCATGTGGTCATTTTGAGTATATAGGGCGGTTATATAAGCCGCCCTCAGATCATCTCTAATGTATGATTTAATGTGATCCATGCCATAGAAATGATCGGGGTTAATGGTATATGTATCGCTGAATGTAAATATCTTGCCTGGATACCATTTAGGCACACTCTTAATATTTGGATGCTTCTCATCCATGGTGTACTTGATTTGCGCAAAGATCTTAATTTTGCTACTCATAATAATTGACCTCCTCAAAGTCTTAAAGTTGTATGTTGTATAACGTGTAAATAATGGTTATGGTATCCACTCCACCTCATGCGGTTTCGTGGATATAAGGGGCGTAAACCCCTTTAAAATGGTTCAATCTCAATGCCGCTTAATATCTCTTGAGCCTTACTTAAAAATTCCACATTATAATCATCAACATAGTAGCTAATATAAAAAGCGGTTATCTTATCTACAAGTTTATCGTCACTCTTGATATAGTCGATTACTTCTATACGCTCAATAAAATCATCACTATCAAGATTTTTAAATTTTCTTGTGGCTTCTATAAGATCGTTTTTAGAAATTTCAAGAGCAGCCGCAAATTCCGAAACTGAATCAAAGTAATCATAAACGTTCATATAGTGCGGTTTATCACTGTAAATAGTAACGTGATCGTCATTTATCCATGAATGACCGCCCACATTTACAAACGTTTCAAGGCGTCCTATTTTTGCATCTGCATCATAGTAAAAATATACGTCCGTTTGGTATGGGTTTAAGTCGATCTCAAATTTCCGCAAGATCACCGCAAGCTCAGATACAAGATCATTGATATTGATAACGTCCTCATCGGTGATATAATGCTTAATGCTTGTACTCATTTTGATACACTCCTTTTAATAGTTTTTAGCCTTAACTTAAAGCTATGGAATAGGGCTTTTAAAGTGACGCCCTTTAGAACACTTGAAGTTTAAACGTGCAAATATGCTTCTTTTTGGTTCATTTTTATAACACTTTTGGCAGCGTTTAAAACGCTTTGCGGGATTCTATAGCCGCAAATAACGTATTTGTCAAGGCGTGTATTGTAGCCGATTGAATAGTTCCAGCCGTAAACACCAGCGTTATAATAGTTAGTGCTGTCGGTATAAGCATCAATGCTGCTATCATCAACAAGAATAAGGTCTTGACCGCTGATTATGTTTTTAGCGTCTTTATTTGTGATTTTTTTTGATGTATACATAAAATTACCTCCGTTTTTTGCTTGTTTTTGTTTTGTTTTGTTTTTTTGTTTTGCCTGTTGTCTCTTTTCTTTTGTTCTACTTGACTTTTTATTTTTTTTGTGTTATCTTTAAAATATGGTTGATTAAATTCAGATCATTGCACTGGATTCAATCGTAGTAACGGCTATTGTGTAGCCGTTAAAATTATTAGTAGATGCCCTTTTTTTATATCCCAGAAATTCGGAAACTGGATTAAAAGCATTTTGAGCCTATCGCTTTTAAGATTTTCACCGCCTACATTTGACGTTGTTCAATTCGGTTTTAGCCGGTTCGCACGGTGAAATATTAAATTTTCAAGTTGCAAAAATTTCAGTTTGCAAGGCTGATGAAAAAATCCCATTTTTTTCATTAACGCTTTTAACGTCAGATTTTGCTTTTGTCAACTCCATTTCTTGATTTTGTCGGACGATTTTCAAAGTGCAATCGTGAAACTTGATGATCTTGTAAAGGATCTTGTTTGTTGTGTTCTTTTCCTTTACTGTAATTATATTATAACACATGGCGTCATGTATTACAATTGACTTTTTGCACAAACATGGAGTCATGTATTTATATAACTTGCACACACAATATATAGTGCATATTATTGTATTTTTGAATGATAACCGCTATATATAGTGATACTATGATTTATAAACGAAACTAAAATATTTGTAAGAAGTTACAAATATATAACTGAAATGAGGTTTAAAATTGGACAATATAAACAAAAAGAAGATAGAGTATAATGCTGCATACACTGCCAAAAATTACAAAAAATTATCGGTGAATGTGAAGCCCACAGATTATGTGGCTATTGACAATTATTGTAAAAAAATAAATATTAGCAAAGCTAAATTTATTGTAAAATGCTGTAAATACTGTATAAATCACGATATTAATTTTGACGACTAACTAAACTACAATATATAGCGGTTAATACAGCGTTTATTACTTGTATATACAATATATTGTATGATTGTATTTTGAGCTATAAGGCTACTAGCAAGCGTTATATACTGTTGTGTGCATGGGTGGTATAACTATACTTGATAGCCGTTAGAATGGATTTTAGAGCATACAATATATAGTGGTATTGTAGTGTATTATGTGTGCGTGTATACTATATATTGTGGGTAATGATTTATGTGCGTTATATATTATGATCTTGCAAGCGGAGATCTTGCAAGGGATCTTGACTTGTATGTGTATGTATGTGTATATGTATGTGTACAAATATTTGGACTGTTATAAACGTTGAATAGCGTGAAATAAGTGTACAATTTTTTGGACTTATAAGGACCTTTGAATGGTCCTTTACTAATGCTAGTTAATGACAATTAGTCAATTTGCATAACTTTAAAGGCTAATTTTGTGTAAATTGCTAGTTTAAAATAGGGAATGAGTGTTAAATTTTAGGCGTATTTTAGTGAGTGTTTACCACTTTGATGGCAAATAAGGGGTGAAATAGGGAATTGACAGGGATTGATAGGTTAAAATATTAATATAAAATGTTCAAATTTTAAAGATGATGATTAAGGGCGTTCGGTATATCGAATAGCAACCACCGATAAATATATTTAACAAAAATCAAATATTGGCAATAAACAAATATACAAAAAGGTTAATTATTAACTTAATCAATAATTAACAAAAATCAAGTATAATGAAGTCGGTTGAGCCCGCATGAAGTCAGCAGAAATTATATTAACATTCTATTAATTATACTACAATTATTTATATATGTGATTTTGGCAAAAACACATATAAACCACGCAAATAGGCGGTTTTATGGATATGTTAATATACTTAATTAAATAGCTTTGGAGGGGGTAACTTTACATTTATGGGAACATATGGAAAACAAATTATCCCCTCAGTAGTTCCACTCTATCCACACGCCCCAAAGCCACACTCAAAATCAAAATGACACTTTTTAAAATTCCTGCACACTCTTCCATTATCCCACCAAAACTCCAATTTTCATTCGGTAACACGTTCGAGTAAACTTCGTATCTACGCCATTTTTTCAACTTTTCCAAACCCAAAAATATACTTAAATACACCGAAACACACCAAAATTAACTTGTAAACATTATTTCTACACCATAAAAAAATAACCCATAATCCCTAAAAATACACTCCATTAAAGACCATAATAGGTCTTATTTTTTTGTCTTAAAATGGCTATAAATCAAGTTTTACACTTAAACAATCACTCATTTAAAATTCAATTTTAATTCACTGTCAACTCATTAACCTGCACTTCAAAAATAATACACTATCACCGAAACATCTCAAAACAATAAAAAACTATCAAAATATCATTTATAAAACCCATAAAATAACCTATCGTAAAAACGAGAAAAACGTTTTTGCACCTTGATTTACAAGCAAAAACAACGAATATGCTATCGTAATTTTACCGAACGCTCCGAAATAAAATGCTTAGACGAAAACAAAATGTTTAAGTAGTTGCCAGACAACTCATGCAAACAATAATCTTTCAACTGAAAAAATATCTGTGAAGATTAGCGTGACCGTAGGGAACGATAATCAAGCAGGGAAGTTATATACGAGCGTAGCGAGAATATAACTGACTAGCTGTGCGCAGCACAATAATACAATATCAATACATTGTCATTATCGCTTTATTGCTCAATAGATATAACCACCTTAATAGATGTAATCACAATGATCTTCATTTTATGCTAATTAATTTCATGTAAGTCATTTAATGTTCTGTCCTACATTATTTAATTTTTAATTTCACTTTTCCTGAACCTCTCTTATTTTCTGATTTTTAAATTTTATTTCATTTGTCTTGGCTTATGTTCTCTAAAAATGTAATTGACTTAATTATCCTAATACAATAACAAATTAATATAAAAGTTACATATTTATGTTCAACTCGCTATTGACACATCTCAAAAGTAGTAGTATAATAACCGTAGTATCTCAAAAGTAGCATACTAAACTTACGATATTAATATATCATATTGATTATTAGTTGTCAACAAGAAATTTATTCCTGTAAACAATTAATATTTAGAAGAAAAAACCTACACGCTTTAGCGGGTAGGAAGGATTCTCTTATTACTAAAGATATCTAATATTATTCTACTCTACACTTTGACCTACACTTTTAGTATACAGATTGCACACTTTTTTGCATTTTGACCTACACTTTTGGTATACAGATTGCAAAAATGGTGGACTAACAATAAAAGGTGGTGACAAACCATAACTGACAATTATTTTGTAAAAATGCCCAAGAAATATATATACGCTGACTCAGCAGACAATTTTGAAATTTTATTGTATCGCTGTCTTAGTTACCTATATGAAACTAGAACAAGAACGGTAGGTACATCTATAAATGAAATTTTGGAATTGTGTCATTGTTCGATTTATAGTAAAGGTAACAGAGAAAACACTCATAGGATAAAAGCACTTTTCAATATTTTTATTGTCAGGTCAGATTTGACTTGGGATAACCAATGTGACTATAAATCATTAAATAATGTTAATGCAAACGCTCATTTAAGATTTAAGGTCAACAAAGCGGTATTTGACCCTCCAGACAACTTTGTAATATTGTATGACACAGAATGGGACAAACTAATGTCTATTTCAAATAGGCTGTCTAAGTCAATACTTCTTCGTGTTTACTTATACATAAAGTCATGGAACTTTCAGAATACAGAAATTATAACAGAGAGTGTTTGTGGTTGTTACAAGAAAGAAACGATAATGGCAGAAGAATTACATATGTCGGTCAGACAGTTAGACAACTATTTAAAGGCATTATGTGATAATGGGCTAATAGTCAAGCATATTACAGGCTCTTATAAAAAGAATGGCAAGGTCTATAATGCTCCTAACGTTTATGTGCTTAGTTCAGATCTGAACGTACAACAACATATCCGAGAAGCTGTTGACAGACTAAAGTACACCTATAAGGTAGATGAATTTCTACCAATGACACATAAGAACAAGAAAATTAGAAAGGATTGATAAACGTGATAGATAATAAGATTATAGTATTTGAAAACGAGGACTTTGGAGAACTTAGAACGGTTGAGATTGACGGAGAAGTTTGGTTTGTAGGCAAGGACGTGGCAATGATATTGGGTTATGGAAATGGAAAAGTTAAAAGTAAGGCTTTAGCTAACGCTATAAAAGATCATGTAGATTTTGAAGATAAAAGGTTCTTAAACTATGATGAACTTAAAGCGTACCAAAATGGTGACCTTAAAAATATTAGCCACTATGGAATGACAATTATAAATGAAAGCGGTCTATATTCTCTTGTATTTGGAAGCAAATTGTCAACCGCAAAAAATTTTAAACATTGGGTAACTTCTGAGGTTCTTCCTTCACTTCGTAAAACTGGTACATATAATACGCAGGCTTTTGAAGAATTAAAAGCAGAGGTAATAAATCTCAAAGAAGAATTAGAGAAAAACAAATTACCCAAGAAAACATATAGTCCATGGTTTAGTCGTATGCACCCTAAATACAAATTAATAGAAGATAGTCTTGGTATTACTAGGGGTGCATTGTATAGAGAAATTCTTAAAGAGCTTGCTAACAGATACGGACTTGATACATACCAGATAGAACAAGACTATTTGTATGAGAATTGCTTGGATAAATGTTATCCTCTTGACCCATATCAGTGTGTTCCGCAATATCGCAATATGATAGAAGATATTATTAATGAGTATTTAATCAGTAACAGTTTAGCTGATAAAAACGATATTATTGCAACTAAGAAATATAAGACAATTTTTTCAAAAACTAATTCTAAGACTGATTTTAATGAGTCTCATCTTAATACAGAGGACGGTGATAATAATGAGTAGAAATCGCAAAACAACTTCTTTACAAGAATTATTCCCTGAAGATTATATATACGAGGCTCAGGATAAGCCATTAGACGATAATGAAGAATATTTAAGGTTTCGCAGTGAGTATTGGACTATGCTGGCTGAAACTGACGATACATACGCAGAAGATTATATGTAAGATAAAATAAAGGAGACAACAAAATGAATAATTTGAAACTTGTAGAAACAGATGTATTTAATGAAATCACAACTTGTGACTTTTGGGGTAACGCCAACAATGAGTACCTTGTTACAAGAGAGCAGATCGGTAGGGCATTGGGTTATAAAAATCCAAGTGAAGCAATTAAAAAGATTCACATAAAACATAGAGATAGACTTGATAATTATAGTTGTTTAATTAAAAGTGACTTTAGTCGAGGGGTGCGTTCTGGGGCTATCGACTCTAATGGTGCAATTCAGGACAGAATGTTTTATAACCGCAAAGGCATTATGGAGATTTGCCGTTGGTCTAGGCAACCATTAGCAGATAAGTTCATGGATTGGTGTTGGGAGATTATGGATAGGCTTATCTCCAATAGCTTGAATACCGTAACATTATCAAGAGAAGAATATTCTATGATTGTTAATGCTGCCAATGAAGTGGGTCAGCTTAATAAAGTTAATGAACAGCTTACACGTCAGTTGCAAATCATTTCTGCACAGAATACTACAATGCAGGATAAGCTTTCTCGTATATGGCAGAAAATAATGCTTATTGTTCCACCGGTACATTATTCTTCTTGGAAAAACAAAATGTCTCAGAAAGTTGTTTCGCTTGCAAAGATCTTAGGTTATACAAATGATGATGATAGAAAATCTATTTATGGTGATATTTACAACATGATGAAATCAGGCTATGATATTGACCTCGACTCCTACAAAGAAAATTATTTGTTATCGCAAACAGATTATAAAAACGTAGCAATGATAGATGTTATTGATAGCGATACAGCTCTTAGAGATATTTTCGAGGAAATTGTTGACCGATACATACAAATAAAATCAGGACTGGAGGTAATTAACAATGCCTAAACTAACAAAACTTACAGGCAGTGAGTATACCAATGGCGTACTCGCAGAAGCTAAAAGAATAAACAACAACGAGACAATCCGTAAACAACCGCCTACAGAACAGCAAGTTAGATTGTGTCTTAGAGTGCTGAGAGATTTTCACATACATATAAATAAGGATAATATTCCTAGATTTAACAGCGTTCAGGAGCTAGAACTTTGGCAAAAGAAAATGATACACGATAAATTATATGACAGCAACTAAAATGGAAAGGTAGATTAAAATGACAGAAAACAACAAAACTATGGTAACAGTATTCGAGAGCAAAGATTTTGGCAAGGTAAGAACGGTAGATATTGATAACAAGATTTACTTTTGCGGTTCTGATGTGGCAAAGGCGTTGGGGTATTCAAGACCAGCGGACGCAATAACATCTCATTGTAAGGGGGTCTGCGTTTTACCGACCCCTTCGGCTGGAGGTGTACAGAAAACAAAATTCATTTCAGAGGGTGATGTTTATCGTCTTATAGCACATAGTAAACTCCCTTCCGCAGAACGCTTTGAGAGTTGGATATTTGACGAGGTACTTCCAACCATACATAGAACAGGCAGTTATATTATGGAAGGCTCGGAAAAGGACAATGAATTAAAACTATTACAAGCTACGGTTACTCAGCTTCAGAATATGTTACTTGCATTATCGGCTAAGAAAATACCAAATGAAAAGGCTTTGAACATATGGAAGAAACAAATTGGTACTCCGCTTATAGGGAAGTTGCAGGATAATGCTTTACAATCTACAGGTGAGGTTATTGAGTTTGTAGATATGTTGCATAGAGTTTATACTCAGATGACTTCAATGTTTGGTTTCTGTACTGCTACGGCTCTTAGTGAATTTACAGACAAGTATAACTGTGATTGCACTACAACACAACCTAGTATTATAAATGCTATTGCGGATAATCATGTATATCAGGCTTGGTTTACTCAGGCTTGTAATCAGCTTATGATTTGTGTAGGTAATGGGGATAGGTTTACATCTGACGATGGTTGTATTTATAATGCTACACAGTTTACTTCAGAGGACAGCTTTGATTTTATTGTTCACACATTGGCAGAGATTATGAAAGATAGATCGGCACACTACGCACACACACTGTCTATAATTTACAAGAAGATAAACACCACGAGAGGTTGGCATAATCAAATGACTAGGAAGAAGGTTAAGACTAAGAAAGATGTAATATTGTCTGATAGAAAACAGTTTACTAAATTTGTGTTAGTTAGCAACGAAATTATAAAGGAATTGGGAAGGAGTTAAATCTATGAAAACATATACGGTAACAAGTAAAGTAACCGCAGAGGAACGTGAGGTTACAATTAACATTTCATGCGAGAATGGCGAATGGGTCGCTAATTTGTATACTTGTATTGAGAAGTATGCCAACAAATGCAAAAAGCAAGGTTGGAAACAGATTGATGAAACAAGACACACTGACGGTACGTTTATCGGAGCTACATTTATTGCTCCTGCCAAAGCCATTAGTATTAGAAACGCTCACCCGACTAAAAGAGTTATCTCAGAAGAACATAAACAAAAGCTTTTAGCTGCGAGAAACAAAGATTAGTTAAAATTGTACATTAATTGTGTTAATTTTACAGCTATATTGTTTTGAGTATAATTTTACTTGTGAAGTATTACTCTTTAAAATTTAGCACAATTAATGTATGTTCCTGACGATAGAACGTAGATTATGATAGATATAAAGATAGGAGATATAAATGCTTACGGCAGAAATTAATAATCAACCTATAAATTGTTATGACAATAAGTATGATAGAGATACTTTGAAAAAATGGGCGGACAAAGGAATTTTGCAATGTCCTGTTTGTCATGGGAAGTATGAATATTGTCATGGCAAATTGGTAAGCCCTTATTTTAGACACAAAGACAAAACTAAATGTGAGACAATTTACTCTGAACCCGAAACAGAAGAACATATTCAAGGTAAAATAGCATTATTTAATTGGATTAAGAAACAAAACGGTGTTGTCAAGGCTGTTATGGAGGGTTATATAGAAGAAACAAAACAAAGACCTGACATCATGTTTGAGTTTGGAGGACAACAGTACGTTATAGAATTTCAGTGTACGCCAATAGCAAGTGAGCAAATAGAACGCCATGAGTTGTATCAAGCTGCGAAAATTAATGACATTTGGATTGGCGGTAAGGAAAAATATTCAACTGGCAGGACACATATTGAGAATATTGCATATGCAATGTTTGACTATCAGAACAATACTTTGTCTAAAGTCAAAGATCTTTTGAACAAAAACTTGTTACCTTATAATAATTTACTGCTTTGGAATTTTAACGAAATACCTTTAGAGAATGTAATGTTTGACGGAAAATTTACTTTTGTGAATCAAACCATGGAAAAATATATTGATTTATCAATAAAAAAACACAATGCGGAATTAAAAAAGCAAGAGCAGAGACGATATATTCATAGTTTGGTAGAGGTTTGCAAAGTTATTCCAGAATGGTATGCACAAGTATGTCATCATTGTAAAATCGACATACTTGAAGGCAAATTATCTTCCCCATATTTGATTATGATGAAGTTTGCAAGCGATATTACTGCTCCTTTCACAATGTTCATCAAAGAAAATTCGATTGATGTGTGTGTAACAGAGATGTATAATCGTAGGATAAAAAATAATTCAACTCATTGCAGAAAGTGCTATTGGCAAAAAGCAACTAAATTTGTAAAAATTGAAACACTTAAATATTCGGACAATCAGCAGTTGGTTTCTGTGATTAAAGAATATTTTTCAAAGCAATTACAAAAGGCAGTAATTAATAAATATATGGGAGGAATAACAAATGGCTAAACAACAAATGTATCAGCAGTTTATTTTTAAGTTGCACAGTTCAAGAATTTTAAAAGCACCTGATAAAAATTTAAAGATCTCTATACAAGAAGCTAGAGATAATAGGGAAATTATTTCTCTTGCTGACGGACAAATTTTACAAATGATTGACGAGATAAATTCATTAGATAGAAAATTTACCGCAGATAGGATAAAGGAAATTAAGAGAGAAATAAAGCTTTTGAAAAAGCAGCCAAAGTCGAGAAATACGAGTGTACAAATTAAGAAATGTTATCAGGACTTAGATAACATTCAATGTAAACTTGACTATGTTGCGATTATAATGAATAATAAGGAAGATATTTTTAAGCTGAGTTACGGATTTAGAATAAACGGAACGTACTATAATAGACTTATAGGCACAACAAATGGTATAAAAAAGAACACAGTTATTTATGCTGCCGCAAAGAACTCACAGCATATAAAATTATGTGAGGAATTAACAAGACGCATGAATAATGGAAGAAACTTAAACAAGGAACTTGTGCCTGCTAAGTTTGAAGCTTATAAAGCATTAACTTGTTCAGCTTCTGTGCCTGTGACACATCCAAAAGATATTCTTGTGGTAGATGATTTGATTGTAACTTGCAAAGAAAAGGTTATAAAAATAACAGATGAGTTTGACGGAGAGCCTGTATTAACTGAGCCTGATAATCCTGAAATTATAGAAGTAAATGACAGTGACGGTTATGGTTTAATAACACCTACATTGTCGGAGATATGGGCAAAAGATGTTCTTGAGGGCTATATACCTAGTGGGTACTGCATAAGAAATAGCTTTTGTAAGGGCATGGTGTTCACGTTTGACTTTCATAAATTTGCCTATGAATATGGTACATTCAATGAAAATGGTGATTGTATTGTTATTGATGTATGGGGAAATGAACATAATATAAAAAATGTAGACTTAATACTTACAACTTCGATGTTAAAATTGTGGGATAGTTATGACAATATTGATTCGTATTTGGGAAATTGTAAAAATAACGGATATGGCTTTAGAGTAACAAAAGTGTGTCCTGAGAAACTTGAAAATGAACGTAATATGAATTATCAATTCCTGCAAAGCTATGAATTAACAGATGGGGAAATTCAAGAATTGATAGCCCCTACGGTTAATGAAATAAAAGATGTAATTCACGGAGATATTGACAAAACTATATTGTTTTTAAATGGGGCTACCTCAGATGAAGATTTTAGCTTAAATGAGATTGATAATGTTACTAAGTCGGTTATGATAGAGCCAAGTATGGCAAATGACCCATTTGTTATAAATCGTATTAACTATATGATTAAGAAAAAAATTACACAGGCTAAAATCGGTGTACTTAAAGTGCATGGCAATTATGCTGTTATTTCAGGCGATCCATTTGCCTTGTGTCAAAAAATATTTGGAGTAAAAGTTGAGAATGATGATTATGGATTACTTAAAGCTGGAGAAATGTATTCAAAATATTGGTCTGATTATGGGTCTGATAGGGTTGTTTGTTTCAGAGCGCCAATGAGCTGTCATAATAATATTAGGGTTATGAACATCACAGATAATAAAATGATGTCAGAGTGGTATAAATACATGGCAACTGTTAATATTGTCAACTGTCATGACAGTATGGCAGCAGCGTTGAACGGCTTTGACAAAGACGGAGATTGTCTTATAACAACAGACAATCCAATATTGTTGAGAAATACAAGACCTACTAAAACAATTATGTGCGTTCAAAAAAAAGCAAATAAAGAAATCATTTGCGAGTCTAATTTAATGCAGGCTAATTACAACAGCTTTGGTGAGGAAATTGGCAAGGTCACAAATAGGATAACCGCAATGTACGATGTTCAGGTAAAATACCCAAAAGAAAGCAAAGAATACAAAATACTAGATTATCGTATTATGTGCGGTCAGCTTATCCAGCAGAACACGATAGACAAGGCAAAAGGTATTATATCCAAGCCTATGCCTGAGGCGTGGTACAACAGATTTGCATTAAGCTACAATGATAATGATAGTGACGAGGAAAGAGTCGCAAAGGAATTTAACAAAACAATCATTGCTGATAAGAAACCATATTTTATGTGTTACATATATCCGCAGGAAATGTCAAAATATAAAAATTATATTGAAAATAATAATGCTCAATGTATAAATTTATTTGGCATGACGATTTCCGAATTAGAGGTTCTTAAAGATAAAACGGAAGATCAGCTAAAGTATTTGGATTGGTATTACAAAAAAATGCCTGTTAGTGCTAATAATTGTACCATGAATCGTATTTGTAGGGCTGTTGAGTTGGCTTTTGAAAATTATAACACGGAAGTTAAATCGTCAGCTAGATTTGATTATAAAGTTATGCAATGCAGACAAAATGATAAATACTCTGACTATCCAAAATTAAAAAAAATGTATGAGAATTATACAAGGGATATAACTCAATACATGGTATTGTCTAAGAAACAACGTTTCGATAAAGAACAAATTGATAATGACAAGATGATAATGACAGAAAATTGTCGTAAGCTATGTTCTGAGATTTGCACAGATGAATTTGTGTTGTGTGATATATTGCTTGATATATGCTATAAAACAGAGAAATCTAAGAAATTTGTATGGGATATTTGTGGTGACACTATTATTGAAAATCTTTTAAGATTAAATGATTGGCAGATGTCTTATTATGTACCCGATGAAACTGGAGATATTGAGTATGGTGGAACAAAATATAGAAAAGCCGTAAGAAAGATTGGTGTGTAAATGGATATATTTTTAAACGAAATTGCTGAGGCAGAAAAAATAATTGAAAGTAAAGATTTAGGTGTAAAACCGTCACAATCATTGTTTTTGTTGGCTAAATATTACCGATATGTAATGAAGTATAAAAAATCTAAAATAATTACTGCACTAACTGATTTTATCAAATCAACAGGTATAAATTACAGACCTTCTGATTGGGAGAAAAGCGTTGAAAGACAAGTTAACAGAACACGTAATAATCCACCAATTAATATTGAGTACATTGGCATAACACAAAAGGAACTTGAAGATATAGCAAGGCTTAAAAGCCCACCAGTTGAGAGAATAGCTTTTACGGCATTGTGCCTTGCTAAATATAGAAATATTCTTTGTGCAAGAAATAATAATTGGATTTGTACTAGCCACAAAATGCTGTTTTCTCTATCTAGTGTGAATAAAACTAGATATGAAAAAGAAATGATGATACATAAGTTAGTTAAAGCAGGAATGTTACAGCCAGCATTGGCTGTCGGAAATACAAATCTTCAAGTAAAGTTTATTGATGATAGTTCTCTAATAGTGCTAAAAATTACCGACATGAGAGAACTCGGTAAAGAATATATGCTGTATAGAGGTAAAAAATACGCACGTTGCGAAAATTGTGGAAGGCTATTTTATAAGAGATCAAATAGTCAGTTGTACTGTAAAAATTGCAAAGGTTATCAAAAAATCAAAACCAAGGTCTTAACCTGCTGTGATTGCGGTAAGGAGTTTGTGGTTGATAGCAAAGCAAATAATAAGCAAAGATGTGATAAATGTCAACATATCAAACAACTTGAATATCAAAGAAAATCAATGGCTAAAGCCAGAAATATAATGTGAAGTAGTCAATTTTAAATAGAAAATAGTCAAACACCTCGTAAACCCTTTATTATTGGGCTTTTGCGAGGTGTTTTTATTTTATGGTGTTATTTCTTATTATGGATATAGATAATAAATATACTTATCCATAATATATTATAGCACGCACAAAGTCAACATTCAATAGGCATTGTGTACAAAATTAAAATTGAAAAGGTGGTTATTTTACACATGATTTTCGTCACAAAGGACGAGGCGGATTATCTTCGTCAGAACATTAAGAACGTCAAAATCTTCAAAACGTGTCGTCTGAAAAACAATGGCTCTAATCGTGGCAAGAGATATGCAGAGGAAACATCTGCGGTTGTCAATCTGCTTGCCAAGTACAGAGCCGATTAAAAAATATCTTACGGCACGTCTGTAAGGGTGGGTATATCCCACTAACTTATTTAGAAAAGGAATTTATTTTTTATGACAGTAACAGAAGAACTTCCAATTTCCATTGTGGATAGTTTGGATAAGAGAAAGTACCCTACGCCTGAAGAGTACAACTATTGGAAATCAAGAGAAAACAGAACATTTTTCATTGATTACGAGGTAGACGAGTTTTATAATCTTATTGAAAATAAAAACCAGCCATAATCCCATTGACTTTAGACGGTGGGTTAGGCTGGTGATAAAATCACTTTTCATTAAGAGATTTCTTAATTAAAGTTAAAATTAAATTGTTTAGACTACGATTCTGTTCTTTTGCAAGTTGTTCTAATTGTTTTTTTAAATCTTTAGGAATAGTAAGTGTCGTTCTTACATTATCTTTAGATACTGCCATAATATCATCTCCTTTTCTAAATTATAACACATACAAAAAGTGATGTCAAGGTGATAGCTAAAGTTTACAACTTGCTTACATTGCAGTGTTGACAAAGTGCTATCACCGTGATATGATAGTGATAGAAAGGTGGTGAGGCGATGCTTAAATCATTTAAGTACAGATTATATCCAAATAAAACACAAGAAATACAAATACAGAAAACATTTGGTTGTTGTAGGTTTGTTTATAATCAGACACTTGCTTATAGAAAAAATCTTTATGAAACAGAAAAGAAATCTATGAGTAAATTTGATTGCAATACATATTGTACACAAGTTCTGAAGAAAGAATATGTATGGCTTAAAGAAATTGACAAATTTGCTCTTAACAACGCAGTATTTAATATGGATAGTGCATATCAGAAATTCTTCAAAGAACATTCTGGTTATCCTAAATTTAAAAGTAAGAAAGATAATCGGAAAGCATATTCCACAAACAGTACTAATAATAACATTGAAGTTGACTTTGAAAACAATAGAATTAAACTTCCAAAACTTAAATGGGTAAAAGCTAAGGTTCATAGAGAATTTGTTGGTATTATCAAATCAGCCACCATATCACAAACACCAAGTGATAAATATTTTGTTTCTATCCTTGTGGATTGTGAAAATTTTCAAATGAAGCCTACTGGTGCTATGATCGGTATTGATTTAGGCATTAAGGATTTAGTTATTACATCTGACGGAGATAAATTTGAAAATTCTAAAACTCTTTACAAATATGAAAAGAAACTTGCTAAAGAACAAAGGAAACTTGCTAAAAAGGCAAAAGGTAGTAGCAACAGAAATAAACAGCGTATTAAAGTTGCAAGACTTCATGAGAAGATAACAAATATCCGTATTGATAATTTACATAAAATTTCTCACAAGCTAATACAGGAAAACCAACTGATAGTGAGTGAAGATTTGAAAATTAGTAATATGGTTAAAAATCATAAACTTGCAAAAAGTATTTTTGATTGTAGTTGGTATGAACTAACAAGGCAGTTACAGTACAAGGCTGAATGGAACGGTAGACAGTATATTAAGATTGATACTTATTTCCCAAGTAGTCAGACTTGTAATGTCTGTGGATATGTTAATAAGGGAACAAAAAATCTTTCTGTAAGAGAGTGGGATTGTCCTAATTGTCACACACACCATGACAGAGATATTAATGCTGCTATTAATATATTAAATGAAGGATTAAGGTTGGTTAAATCAGCCTAAACAATAAAGCAGTACGATAGGAACTATCGGAATTTACGCTTGTGGAGTTAGTAGGTTACGAGAACGTTGAAGCAAGAAGCCGACTGGCTTTAGACGGTCGGTAGTTCACAATCCAAAGCCAATATTTATTTTCATTTACGGCTGTATGTACCAATAGCCTTGTTTCTGAGAAGTATGAAGAAGGTTATATCAAACCTCTGACGGACGTTTATCTCAGAGGTGTAAACTTCAAGGACGCAGTTATTATAATTGACGAGTCTCAGAACGCAACTTTTGACAATCTTAAAAAGACTTTAACAAGAATAGGTGAAAACTGCAAGACAATTTGCATAGGGCATACAGGACAGATTGATTTACTTAATCATAAGGCAAGTGGATTTGAGAAATATCTAAATCATTTTTCAGGAAAAGAACATTGTCAGATTTGCGAGTTACATACTAACCATAGAGGTTGGGTATCAACTTGGGCTGACGAATTGGAGGATTAAAATAAATGGCTAAAATAACAAAAAAGAACGTTCTGTCGGTACAGGGCATTGTAAACATAGAAAACGGAAAAATAACATTTAGCGTTGAAGATATTGAGGGTGAAATTGCCCTTGCGGAACTTATGTCAGATTTCAACGGTCAGGAAGTAAAACTGTCTGTAAACCAGACAGACGAAATTGCATAATGGGAGGAATTTAAAATTTCTACATACAAAAGATTTGAAGGCGAGTCTGATGACGAACTTATATTTAGGATTTGTAAAGACAAAGAAAAAATAGGTACTTGGAATGATGTTAGAGATATTTTAAATGAATTACTTAATGCTGATTTTGGCGAGTCAACTTATCGTAAGAAATTTCAATGCTTCGAGAAAATGTTCAATGCAAATCAGAAAACTTTTGCAGATACAGAAAACACCCTTAATGAAATTCAAGACCAAATTCGTGAATTAAAGAAAGAGCGATACAAACTTCAAACAGAGAAGTTGGAGAATAATAGGTGGCTTAGGGAAAATGCACGAGATGAATTGATAACTGAAAAAATAGTCAATGCAATTTCTGATATAGACCCTATTATAGTTCCTGATTATTTGTCGGGAGTAAATAATAGCAAATCTGCGATATTGGCATTTACTGATTGTCACTTTGGCATAGAGTTTTGCATAAAAGATCTATTTGGCAATGTAATAAACGAATATTCTCCAGAGATATTTGAACGCAGAATGTGGAATATGCTTGAAAAAGTTGTTGACATCATTGCTAAAGAGGACTTGGCAGAAATTAATGTTTGGGAGCTTGGTGACAGTATATCAGGACTTCTCAGATTAAATTCTCAACTTATGCACCTTAGATATGGTGTCATAGATTCGGCAATAAAGTATGCTGAATTTCTTGCCAATTGGCTCAATGATCTTTCGCAATATGTGAAAGTGAATTTCCAAATGGTTAAGGACAGCAATCATTCACAACTTAGACTTCTCGGACAGCCTAAGAACAGTTTTCCCGATGAAAACATGGCAAAGGTGATTATTGCTTTCATAAGGGAAAGACTTAAATATAATCGAAATGTAAATATAATTGAGAATGAAACAGGCTTTTGTTTCAGCGATGTTGAGGGTTATAACGTGCTTGGTTGTCATGGTGAAGTAAAGGATTTACAGAATTGCACAAGTTCTTTTTCAAGAGCGTACAATACAAACATTGATTACGTTTTGGCAGGTCATGTGCATCACCAGACCTCAAAGGAAAATGCAAAACATTCAGAGGTGCTTACAGTACGTTCTATGGTAGGAACTGATGACTATGCGATGTCCTTACACAAAACTTCTGACACAGGTGCAAGCCTGTTTATATTTGATAATGAATTTGGCAAGATTGCCAACTATGATATAAAAGTAAAGTAGGTGAATACTATGATGATTAAAAAGAGTTATAACGATTTTGATACTTTCATGCAGGATATTATAGATGTATATCTGGAAAATGAGGGCTTTAGTGTTTTATGTGATTACAAGTTGGCTTGTAAGATTATCAAGAAATTTTTATCATTTGACAATAAAACTAAAATTAATTCCATTTCTCTTGATCCGCCTGAGTGGAACGGATATGGTGGCGAATTTGTTGTTTCAACTTTTGAAAACGAGTTGTTTTGTGAAAGGGCAAGACGTGACGATAAGCCAATAATTGTTGGTGATGAGAGTGTTGTTTTCGTTCAGCGAGATTTTGTCGGCAAGGATTTTACTGAAGAAGATTATGTTCCAAAGCTTTATTTTGGTTTTACAATTAACGAATAATTTGTAGTTAAATACAACTCCTTTTATTATATTTTGCAGGATAGCAAGCGTTATCCTGCATATTGTCGGATAGCTCAATCGGTAGAGCAATGCACTGTTAATGCGGAGGTTGTGAGTTCGAGTCTCACTCTGACAGCCAAAACAGAACTCAACACGCCTCTTAAAAATGCGTACCACGTTGAGTCTTTTAAATGAAAAATCTGACGAGATTTTTGCACGGATAGTTGACAAAGTTTTGTTGACTATCCTTAGTTTTAATTACAAAGTAATTCAACCTCACGCACCTCTTAACAATGTGTCCCAGTGAGGGGTATTTTAATGCCGTATAAATGTACAAGAGGGCTAACTTGTAAAAAGGTGGTCGGTGAGGTTTGTTGTTTCCAAAAGACGATTAAAGACAGAAAAACAGCGAGCTATGGAGTTATGGTTTTGAGAATTTTGTATTACTCCAAAAACAAAATTCAAGCCCTTATGGGCGAAATAAAGAAGATTAAGTGTGAGGGCAACACTCTAAAGAAATCCCATTTGAAGAATAAGTGCTAAAAGCGGCACTCTAAAGAAAGCTTGAGATGAGAAGAAAGGAGAGGTTAAATGGCTAAGAAAAGCAAACGTATTCAAGTACATGATGATGAAATACTTTCAAAAATCAATTCTGAAACAATGAAACTATGGAACAAATATAAAATTGATATGTCACTTAGAGAACTCTCCGAAAAGACTATCGCAGGCTATCAAAATGATTTAGAGTCTTGGTGGATATACATATACAAAAATCAGGGCAATCAAAGTATTATTGACTTAACGGAAGATGATGTAACTGAATTTTTATATTTTTGTAAAACTGAGGGTAATAATTCAAGACGTATGAAAAGGCGTATGGCTTCAATTTCGGCTTTTTATAAATTTCTGCGTAAGAAGAAGTTAATTACAGAAAACCCAATGGAATTTATGGATAGACCTAAGAAAGATACAGATGTTATTACTCAGACGTTTTTAACTGTTGAACAGGTACAGGAATTAAGAATTACCTTACAAAACTTAGTAGAAAACGCTGACACGCATCATAAGAAACATAGGGCTTTACAATATCAGTGTTATGCTCTATTTTCATTGTCTACAATGGCTAGAGTTAATGCGGTTGCGAATACTAAGTGGGAACAAATTGATTTTGACAATAGGGTTGTCAATGATGTAGTTGAAAAAGAAGGCTATGTTGTAACTCTTTATTTTTCGGAAGAAGTTAAGGAACTGCTGTTAGGTTTACTTGAGTACCGCAAGACAAATAATATTATTGACAATGGCTATGTTTTTGTTTCTTACACAGACGGAAAGTTTGATAAGGTAACTAATGGCACATTAAATTCTTGGTGTCATATTATTGGTGAAATGATTAATGTTCCAACGTTACACGCTCATGATTTTCGTCATTCTGGAGCTACGCTATATAAAAACGCAGGTATGTCACTAGAAGATGTTTCGGCATTGCTCAACCATAGTGGAACTGACGTGACAAGAAAATTTTATATTAGGGTTGATAAAAAGAAAATTAGTCAGAATAAGGATAAATTTGATTTTTGAGCGATTAAGCACTCATAGGGCTATAAAAGGGTGCTTTTATTACACAAATATAGAGAGGGAAATAATTATGGACGAAAAAGCAATAGAAATTGTAAAAGATTATATTGGAGAACATCTTGACAAATCAGATATAAAGCCTGATTTTGAAGTTTACACAGTATGGAAGTGCAAGGCATTGCAGAATTGGAAATACTTACTTTCAAGCACTCTTTTTGACGGTATGTATTATGAATTAACATACAATGGCGATAAAAAAGAGTGGTATCTTGATGCCTACAAGAAATTTGAGAACAAGGTTATTAAAGAATAGTAATTAAATAGATACCAAATTAAGCACTCTGATTGAAAATTGGAGTGCTTTTATATTGGCTTGAAAATTAAACAAATAAAAAGGAGGTGGTTTGGTTATGCCAAGGAAAAAAGGTAGTGTATCAACACAAAATAAATCTGGTATTAAAACCACTAAATATATTGAACAACCAAAAGTAATAAAAACCATTTCTTGTGACGAAGAACAAGAAATGTTAATAAAAAAGCCTTATCAATGTGTGACCTGTGGCAAAAGATATGCCACACAAAAGAACAATTTTGCATATAGCCAATCACCTTTATACAATGGCAATAATAATTTCTTGCCAACTTGTAATCATTGTTTAGATAACCTTGTAGAACAATATACGTTATTATTGGGCGATCCAAATGAAGCTATTAAGCGCATATGTTTACATTACGATATCTATATTAAGGAAAGCTTGCTTAATAGTTGCAAGAAAAAAGATCTAAACCAAAGCCGTATCAGAAATTATATCAGACATTGTAATTTACAACAATATGCAGGTAAAACATATGATACATATTTGTCTGAGGTCAATGGTATTGCTATTAATAACGAGGAAGATTTAGAGCAATTAAAGTCAGAGGGCAAATCTTCTCCAACAAAGGTTGCAGTTGAACGTTGGGGACTTGGTGTATTTGGCTCTGAGGATTATCCGATTTTGGAAGAACATTATAAAATGTTAAAGTCACAAAATCCAAATGCCGATAATAATCAAGAGATTTTTATAAAAGACCTGTGTACAACAAAATTATTACAGAAAAAAGCTATTAAGGAAAAACGGTACGATGATTACGAAAAGTTTACAAAATTGTATCGTGACACTTTTAAACAGGCAGGCTTAAAAACAGTACAAGAGATAGATAACAGTGCGGAAGAAACTTTAGGTGTCACATTGGCAACTATTAGTCAATATACTCCTGAAGAATATTATAGGGATAAAGAACTTTACAAAGATTTTGATGGACTTGGTGATTATATCAAGAGGTTTATTTTAAGACCTATTAAAAATTTAGTTTTGGGAACTAATGAACGTGATAAAACTTATTGCGTGAAGGACGATGGTGAAAATGGCTAGGAGAAATAAGTATGCTGATGACAAACAAGCTGTGTTGCACACTAAGTTTCCTTCAACTCATTTTCTAAGCAATCCGACAAATGTGGATCATACATATAGGTGGTGTACATTTTTTAGAAGAAATTTGCACAGGTTTGCAACTGATTATTTGGGTTTGAAATTACATTGGTATCAAGCTATTATTCTATATTTAATGGGAATATGTAATTTTATAGTTATTGTTGCTTGTAGAGCTGCTGCAAAGTCTTTTATTATTGCACTATATTCTTGCTGTAGATGTATCTTATATCCCAATAGTAAAGTTGTTATTGCTTCCGCAACAAAGGGACAAGCCAAACTGATTGTCACGTCTAAAATCAGAAACGAGTTAATGGCGTGGTCGCCAAAATTGCGAGAAGAAATTAAGGGCATTAAAGATAACCAAAATGAAGTTATCGTATATTTCAAAAATGGCAGTACGATAACGGTTGTAACGGCAGGTGAAAGTGGACGTGGTAACAGAAGTTCTGCTCTCATAAGGGAAGAATATAGACAAATCAAAAAGGAAATTGACGATAGTATATTATCACCATTTCAGACCATAAGGCAGACACAGTATTTGCTTGATCCTTATTATGAAAATATTTCTGAATTAAAAGAAGAACCAATTAATATTTACATATCTTCAAGTTGGCTTGATAACGGACACTGGATGTGGGATATTGTAGATATGGCTGAGAGCAATATGCTGAAAAGTTATCAGACTGGCGATATTGATACTTGTTTGTTGGCATTTGACGAGTCTATTACACTCAAACATAATATTCGTACTATGAAACAAATGCAGAATGAAAAGAAAAAACAAGATAGTTTAACTTGGAGATTGGAGTATCTTAATGAAAGAGTTAAAGAAAATACTTCGGCTTTCTTCAGTTATTCAATGTTTTCTACTAATATGCGTTGCAAAAAGCCTTTTTATCCTCGCAAGAACGTTGATGTATTAGCGCATAGAAGAAATCCTTACGCTATTCCAAAACAACAAGGAGAAATTCGTATAGTCGCTTGTGATATGGCGTTTGTTACTAACAAGAAAAACGATAATTCTATTTTTTCGTGTATAAGGCTTTTACCTGAAACTACCACATACCAAGTTGGTAATGTTGAGGACTCGAAAAATATGAAACGTGGTTATAGGCGAATAGTCTGTGGCATGGAGTCCATTCAAGGTGGCGAGGGAGATATGCAAGCAATTAAGATTAAGCAGCTTTATGCCGATTTTGATGCCGACTATTGTGTTCTTGACGCTAGAAATGGTGGTATTTTGATATATGATAGATTAGCTAGAGTTTTATATGACGAAGAACGAGATGTTGAATATGAGCCATGGACTTGTATGAATGATGAGGGTGCTAGCAATCGTATTAAGATTGAGGGAGCAAGACCTATTGTGTTTGTTATAAACGCTTCTGAAAGGCTAAATAGCGAAATAGCCATGGAGTTCAAAAGCGTTCTTGAAAACCAGATGATTGATTTTTTAATACCCTTGCAAGAAGCACAAGAGTCTTTGATTGAAAAGATACCAGAATATAATAATGCTACAAGTGCAGATACCCAGATATTTTACGAAAACCCATATTTACAGACACAAGAGTTGGTAACGGAATGTATTGAATTGACTTATACGAAAAAAGAACAAACGGGTGCTATCGTTATCTCAGAGCAAGGCAATAACCGTAAAGACCGTTATACGAGTGTAAGTTATGGAAATCATTTTGCCTGCTTGCTTGAAAAGGACTTGTTGTCTGATAACGATGAATACGATTATTGTTGTTTGTTCAACTAATGTAAATACAAATGAAAGTGAGGTGAGGCTATGCCTGAGAATATTGCAGAGAATACTGAGAATGTTATTGAAAACAATCAGGATAAAACAGAAAATGTTTCAGAAACTAACTCCGTGTCAAATACACAAGAGCGTTCCTATGAGTCAAATGCTTTTTATGAAATGACATCTTTTTGGGAAGATTGTATTGAAGATTTGCCTATTAATATTGAGGACATTAAGAAATTTGCTCATAATCCGCAAATACATATAAAAAATATTCGCAAAATTTGTCGGTGGGCGTATTATGAGAATGGCTCTGTTATGACTTCTATCAACTATCTTAAAACCATGTTCACCTTGGATAAGGTGGTTTATTCAAAGTCAAAAACCAAACGCAAGAAGAAATTTGAAAATGCAAGGCAGTTAATGCAACAAACTCTTGACACAATAAGATATAAGGAAGTTATTCGAGATAATTTGTTTAACGATATGATCGAGGGAATGGACTTTAAATACTTTGAGATTACAAAGTCCGTATTCGCTGACAAGTATCTTGATGATATTGATACTTTAAACATCGTAGAGATTAATGAATTGGGGGTTAAATGTGCTGTTATTAATCTGCCTGTTGACTATTGCCGTATAGTTGGCAGAAAGAATGGTTCACCTATTGTTGCTTTTGATTTAAGATACTTTGACGATATGGCAGAAGACGACAAAAGAAGAAAACTACAGGCTTTTCCAAGAGAAATTCGAGAAGCGTATAGTAAATATTCAACTCACAATAATATTAAGCCATGGAAAGTTTTAAATAATGATAATACAATGGTGACAAAAATTAACTGTAAGGCTATTAATCCTTATGGTGTGCCATTAATGATTTGTGCGTTGGACGATGTATTATACGCAGATTATTTCACTTCTACAAAGCGGAATGTATTAGATCAGTTGAACAATCAAATTATTTATCAAACATTTCCTGAAGCAAAAGACGGACGTTGTACTTTGACGGAAAGTCAGCAGAGAAACCAACATAAGGTAGTTAAAGATGCTATTACTACAAGACAAAATAAATATGGCAAGTCATTTTTCTCGCTTGCCGCAGGTACAAAATTAAATGATATAAAAGTTGACACTTCTATTTTTGATGAAAAGAACGAAAATGCCAATAAATCAAAAGTGCCTGCCGATTTGGGTATTGCTAGTAGTGTCCTTGACGGTAATAGTACAGGAAACTATGCTGTTGCAACACTTAATTTGGAGTTGGTTGCAGGAAACGTATATGATTGGATAAATATGTTTATTATGGAATTGAATAAATGTATTAACGCCAATATTATTAAGGATAAAAAGCTTTATATGGAGTGTGCTATTTTACCTGTTACTTTTGTAAATAGAGATAAACAGGTTAAATATATGACCGACCTTTATGCTAGAGGTAAGGGGTCTTTGACAGCTTGGATTGCAAGCACTGGTTGGGATAGCGATGTATACTTGTCACTTATGGATTACGAACTGGATAATGATTGGGAAAATAAATATCCAACGCATAAGACGAGTTATACCATGAGTAGCAAAGATAGCGACCCAAGTGATGCAGACCACTCAAACGGTGGTAGAACTAAGGTAGCTGAAAAGACAAACGAAAATAGCATAATGAGCGAAAATCTAAATGGAAACGCTCAACCAAAACCTTCAACAACAAACTAAAACCTAAGTTGCGTTTAGTGACTAGGTTTATTTTATGTCAGAAAAGAGGTGAAAGTTAGTGTTTCATTGTGAAATAAGCGAAGCAAAGAGGTCGGACGGTCGCAGACGTGTAAAGTTGGTACTACACGAAATTCATCAAGACTGTAATCACTATAACAAAAATGGTATTAGTTACAATGAGCAGTATGTTAGAAATAATGCAGATAGTATTATTGGTATGCCTATTTGTGCAACATTTTTGGATAGTGAAAAAGATATTCCATACGACCATGGAATGACAGGTCAAGACGGCAATATGCCATTATTTGAAAATTCTGTTCAAGTAGGTTCTGCTGATGGTTGGTCTATTGAAGATATTCAGATTGATGGTGAGAAACATAAAGTTCTTATTGCCGAGGGTTATATTAATCAGCAACGTTATCCACATTTTGTTGAATGGCTTGAAAACAAAATTAATGATGGTGATACAATATATGGTTCTGTTGAATTTGTTGGTAAAGGCAAAAATAAAATAGTGTATGACGGAGAGCCTGTCGAAAAAGGTAGAGTACCAAAAGTTTATGACTATAGTGGATATTGCATTTTAACTGTCGAGCCTAGTGACGATAGTGCAATACTGATAGAACTAAATCAAAAGATAAAGGAGGACGAGAAAGTGGACGAAAAGACACTTAATCAGATTATTTCTGCTGTTGAGAATAAGATTACTGAACTCAATACTAAAAATGCAGATTACGAGACTAAGATTGCTGAAATGAATGAGATTATATCTACAAAAGATGCCGAGATAGCAACTCTTACAGATGAAAAGGCAACAGCCGAAACCAATGCTTGTCAGAAAGACGAGAAGATTAATGAACTTAACGGACTCGTTGAAACAATGAAAGCAGAATTGAATGAACTTAAAAAGTCTGCAAAGATTGCAGAACTCAATTCAGCTCTTGGAGATTTTTCAGACGATGAAAAGAACATGGCTAAGGATAAGCTTGACAAGTTTAACGCAGATCCTATGGGTTGTGGTATCGAGGTAAACGATATTGTTACAGAAATCAACGCTTGTATCGGTGCTGAGACAAAGAAGAAGGAAAAGGCAATGGCTGTTGAGATTAATTCTCAGAACAATTTTGCCGCTGACATATTTGGTTGCGTAGATACCGACAACGATGACGACAAGAATGACAAACTCGATATTGATAATCTGTTTGTATAAAAAATACGATTGGAGGAATTTTAAATGATTAAATTTGCAAATATTGGTGATTTCAAGGTAGCACAGAATTTTGGCTATCTCAAGACACCTGTTGTTCTTGAGAACGGCATGGCTGTTACATATGATCTTAAAACAAAGGCTGTTGCTCTGCCAACTGCAACAACAGCAAAGCAGGCTGGTCTTGCAGTTGTAATGAACAGAATTGATAAGCCTGAGACACTCACTCCAAATGATTATAGAATTGAGGTTGGTGAGTTTCCACGCATTTTTACTCTTGCTTCTCTTGCAGGACATCTTTTTGATATGGACGATGCAGTTGTAACAACAGCTTACAATACACTCGCAGTAGGTGACAAGCTTGTAGTTGGTACTGATGGCAAGTGGGCTAAGAGTGCTGATGTTTCTGATTATGCAGAGTATCTTGAAATTGTGGAAAAGACAAGTTTTGGCGGTAACGGACTTAGAGTCGTTGTACACGCTTAATTAATGAATGTAAAATAAAGGACGGTGTTTTAATAATGATTAATACTTCTTTTGAACTTAATAATCTGAATAAGTCTGAGGTTGCTGTCAAGAACGCAAAGGCTTTCAACGAAGTAGTTGAGATTTGTTCTGCTCTTTTTGCAGGCAAAGATACATCAAAGTACGGTCAGAAGGTAGACGCAGTACGTTCAAGAATTTCAAAGCTTGGTGAACAGGCACTTGCAGGCGATAGCAGAGCAGTTGCAGAGATTAATACTATTGTAAAGTATATTATACAGCCAAGACTTCTTGAGGCAACGAAGGTATTTAATTTCCTTGGTAACTATCGTGAGATTGGCTATGATGAGCAGCCAAGAATTAAGACTTATTCTTATGAAGGTCTTGATGCTAGACTTCAGGCTTCTGGTTCTGATGTAGGTTTTGCAGGTAGAAAGTGGGTAGAGTACCCAATCGTAACTCAGACAATTTCTTCTGGTATGGCTATTGATTATCGTGAGCTTGCTTCTGGTAATTTTGCTGGTACTGTAGCAGAGGAAATGGCACAGGTACAGACCGACATGAACAACAAGGGTGTTGCTTATGTATTTGATGTTATCAAGTCTGCACTGAAGAACAACACTGAATATGTAAAGTTCTATGGCGAGTATGACTCTGCTCCAACTCAGGCACAGGTTGATGGCATGATAAATAAGGTTAGAAAGCTTGGCAAGGTTGGTATTGCAGGTGACTTCTCACTTATTTCTGGTATCTGCGATTGGAACGGTTATAAGACAGTTGGTTCTACACCAATCCCATTCTTCAATGCTACACAGGTAGATGAGATTGCAAGAACAGGTCTGAATGGCTTCTATAAGGGTTCAGCTCTTATTGAACTTGAGAACCCTTATAACTTTACAAAGCCACTTGCTGACAAGTCAGGTTTTGACACATACTACAATCCAAATGATCTGTGGTTTATTGCACAGGGAGCAAATTCTCCAGTAAATATCTTCAGACGTGGTGGTATTACAACTATGACAGGCAATGATGTTGAGACAGGTACGGTAAAGACACGTTTCGATATGGAGCTTGGTGCTGACGTTGTAAAGGGTAGAGAATTTGAAATTGGTCTGCTTACAAAGCAGGGTTAATTACATAATAATTATTGATGTGGCGAGGGTGTAAGCTCTTGCCACATTATTATTATATTTGAAAGGAAGATTAAAAATTTGGCAAATGTAAGAAAAAATACAACTACTGCCACAATTAATAACGATATTACAGAAGTAAAGTCTAAAAGGGAAATTCAGCTTACCGATAGAGTGTTTCTTGAAAACACTCGTAATTGGGAATTGGGTTTTAGGGCTGTGGAAACACAAAGAGATATTACTATTCCACCAAATGCAAAGAAATTTGCACAGCTTAATGTTGGAGAGGTTATGGCTCAGATACAGGAAGGTAATGGAATGTTCTGTGGTACTGATGGCTTTGGCAATAATGCTTATCTGAAAATTCTTGACGAGGATATAAGAAGATACGTTTTTTCACTTGACGAGAATGATAATAATGAACCTGTTATTCTTGATATTAACAGTGTAAAGGCACTTCTTGGCATTAGCAATAAAGCCGATTTTATGGCTGAACTCTCAAGACTTGTAGTTACTGAAGGCGATAAGAAAATGATTATTCCACTTGCCAAAGAAGTTGGAATTGACAATGTGGCAGTTTATAAGCGTAACGAAATAGAAAATATTTCAGGCTATAAGTTTTAAGAAAGGGTGTGGTTAAAATGGCTACTACCTATGAAGATGTGGTCGCTGTTTTTGAGTCCACATTTCTTGAAAGGGTTGCGTTAAGTGACGACCTTGTTTTTCAGTGGTTTAAAATGGCTTGTGGCGAGTTTTCAACTCAAATTAGTCAGCTTTATTTTAATAATGAGAAAAAAATATTTACTGATATTGACGGAAACGATATTGTTTTAAATCAGATAGTTGTTAATATATTGGGTTATACAATAAAGAGATTTTATTGTGAAAGACAATATAGCAAAATTGTCAAACGTAGCAACATAGTTTCTAAGGATTTATCAATAAACAACTCAGAGGGTGACAAAAGACAAGCTAAAGTTGAGATTGATTGGGTGAACTTTAAAATAGTTGACCTTTATGAGCAACTTAAAGACACTGCGTATAATTGAGGTGGTTGAATGAGTAAAGAATGGTACTTAATTCGGCAGCCGTATTATACGGAAGGTTCTGAAAAACAAGATTTATTGTTTGATAGTAAAATGTCATTCAATGACGTTTTAGAGGATAGCGTTATTGAAGATGATATTATTCTGTGCAGTGGAGTGTTTAATGGCGAGAATTTTGAAAATGAATTTGCTACAAAGGGCATAATTCAAAATGAAATACCTGACACGCCAACACAAGCTTGGCAAAGACAGATTTTGACTTATATTAGTACAATATCGGACTATAAGTACATTAAATATGACAATAAGATTTGGCTAATATTGACCGAGCCTACAAATAACAAACTGTATGAAAAATCTATTTTGTATTTGTGTAATTACGTTATTAAGTGGCAAGACGAAAATGGCATAGTTCATTATAAGCCGTGCAATATTCAAAATGCTTCACAGTATAACGCAGGCACAAATGAGACAAAAGTAATTACCATTGGTTACGATCAGTTAATGATGTATATTTCGCTTGACGAGGAAACGAAATATTTTCCTCATGATAAGCGTTTTTTCATTGATTATAATGACAAAGAGCCTACACCTTATAGAATTACTAGACCTGATACTGTCAGCTTCTCTTTTGGAAATAGCAGATGTATGCACATTATCTTGTCAGAGGGTCAATATAATCCGCAGACAGATAGAATTGACCTTATGCTATGTGATTACTTTAAGCCCAATAATGCAACCAAACCTGTTGAAATATCTTACAGTGGCAATGCAGAAATTCGTTGTGGTGGTACAGTTAAAACATTTACTGCAAATACAGATAAAAGTGTCACTTGGTCTTTAAAATTACTTGATAAACAACAAGATTTTATTACCATGATAGTAAATGAAAATAAGGTAAAGATAAAGTGTTTAAACAATAGTGCTTTAATTGGTAGCTCTTTTAAATTGGTTTGTACAGTTGATGATGTTTTGTCTGAGTTATTAGTTAATATAGTGGGGGGTGTGTAAAATGCCAATAAATTCTGTTATATCGGAGTGGAAAAATAAAGCTATTTCTATGATATTATCACAAGATAATATATTAGATTTATTTGAAAAGGACGATGAAGAACTAGAAAATATTGTGTATTCTAATATATACCCTTTTTTATATATACCTTACACTCAAACTAATGTAGAATTGTATCTTAACATTGAAGTTTCAGTTCCGAAAGTAATATGGGGAGCATTTAAGGGTTATCCCCAAATGATAATCCAAATAATTTGTCACCAAGATAAAATGAGACTTAACAAAGCTGGTATTTCCAAAACTAGAATGGATTATGTGTCTGAATTGTTAGGTCAGTTATTTAACAACTCAGATGGTTGGAGTGGCAATAGAATACAACTTATTTCGGACGTACCAGATAATTTGTCACCTGTTTATAAAAGGCGTACCTTAATATTTCAAGGTGAAGAACTTACGATAAATCCATGTGAGGGTAATTAGTTATGGACGAACTTTCGATTTATCGTAATAAAAAAGAAACATTTATGTTAGGCAAGTTTGAAATTCACAACCCAACTTTGGACGAGATTTCAGACGAGTCAAAACTAGGTGAAAAACAGTTTTGGGTCATTGTGTCTGACATAATTTCAACTCCATATGATAGAAGGCTATATCTTTGGAGCAAGGGTATTGATTTTAACTCAGTAGATAGTTTTGACTTGTTTTGTGATATTGTCGAAAATCATTTGTTAACTGATGTTTCATTTATAATCCGTAATATTGATTTTGGTAAGATGAAACGCTATATTGACACGAATAGCGGTGATATTATTTTATTTGATGTTTATAACAATATTCAAATAGGTAAAGCAGATTATGAACTGCTTACTGAATATTTCAGGAAAATGCTTAATATCGCTGATAACAATATTAAAGACGGAAATGAACACACCCGAAAATGGAGATTACAATATGAATTAGACAAGCTTGAAAGACAATTAGCTAGGGGTGAGTATCAAGAAAAAGAATTTCGTTCTATTTTGTTGCCATATATTTCAACATTAACAAATATTGAAGGGTTTAAATATAACTGGGACACGGTTTGGTCGTTACCTATTAATGTTTTTTATGATTGTCTTTTAAGAAATCAAATCATAAATCAAGCACAGAAGCTTACCACAGGTTTGTATAGCGGTACTATTTATTATAAGGACATTAAGAATAAAGAAGAATTAAATTGTTTCCGTACATGGTAACGGAACAATAGAAAATAAAGGAGGAAATAATATGTTTAATCCAGACAAATTGCTTTTTAAACAAGCTATTTCAGGTCAGATGTTTTCGCCTACTGACGGAGTGCTGTTTTGGACTCTTGAAGATTTGAAAGACGTAAACATTCAGACCAATGCTACTTCACAGGATAAGACAGATGCAACAGGTGCGGTAATTGCAAAATACTATGATGCTGATACAGCTCAGATTACAGGTAATACATCGTTCCTTACGCTGTCACTTCTTGCTGCTCAGTGGGGTACAGAAAAGAACGTTGCAAGTTCTACTAACAAAATTCTCATTCCTAAAAGAGAGAAGATTAAGGTGGGTAGCGACATAACAAAGATTACTCTGAGTAAAGTTCCTGTGGGTGGAATATCATTCATTTATCTGCTCAATGAAAGGAAGGAACAGGTTGCTTCTTACAAATATGCAGCGGTAAATTCAGAAAAGGAATTTTCACTTGATGCGGCTAAGAAAGAAATTACACTTCCGACAGATACTGCTATCAAGGAAGGAATGACTATTCAGGTATATTATACATATGAGTCTGAAAATGCAGTTGACATTACAAAGAGTACGAATGATATGCCAAAATCAGGTGAATTTTGGCTTGAATCAATCTTTACAGATATTTGTGACAAGAATATTGAATATCATGGTTGGATTGTCATGGCATCTGCACAGCTTTCTCCTGAGACTCAGATACCGCTTGACAAAACAGGCGACTTCCCATTTACTATTGACTCTCTGAAGGACTATTGTAGTGACGAGGGTCAGCTTCTGAGATTTGTTATTCCAGAGGATTAATATGGAAAACAATCATGAGTGTGTTATTTGCGGTAATGGATATTATGCGTGTAATAAATGTGATAAAATAAATAGTTGGAGGAGATATGTGGACACCCCATCTTGTTATCAATTATTTTTAATCATAGAAGAATATATGCACGAGGTTATCTCCAAAGCTGAAGCGAGAAAACTACTTGCTAATATTGGTATTACTTTTAAAACATTAAAAAAGGAAGATTATAAAGAGTCGGTTTATAATGTTTTGGCTGATATTACAAATTTCAAAAATAGCACAACAAGTAAAAAAATTAAATAAAATAGAAAGGGCGGTTATTATGATAAGTATTGATCGCCCTTATTTTTTTTATAAAGAGGTAGAAATGGCAGATAGAAGCAAGTTTAATGTAGATAAAGACAAATCAAAACGTAGTTATAATGGTATTATTTTTGACTCAGTGTTAGAAATGAAATATTATCGTGATGTACTTTGTCCTTTAGTGGAAAGCGGTGAAGTGATTTCGTATGAGTTACAGAAACCATATGAACTGCAACCGAAGTTCGTTCACGATGGCAAAACTGTGTTGCCAATTAAATATGTCGCTGATTTCGTGGTTACTTATAAAAATGGTGTCACTGAAGTTATAGATACAAAAGGTATGCCAGACTCAGTGGCAATACTTAAACGTAAATTGTTTTGGTATTGCTATCCAAACATTACATATAAGTGGATTACTTATGCTAAAAAGTTTGGTGGGTGGATTGATTATGATAAGTGTAAGAAACTGAGAAACGCAGAAAAGAAACGCAAGAAAACGGAGGAAAATTGAATGAAAAATAAGCTTAGTTTTGCGGAAATGCAGGCATTTATAAATAATGTAGTCAAGGGTACAGTTGAGTACGGAGCAGGATATGAAGAAATTTTGCGTAAATATTACGTTGTCACTCTTTACGGAGAACATAAATTTTCATCAGATGATATTGCAGAGATTTATGATAGTGGAGAGCTGGATAGGGAATATAATAACATTGCTTGGGAGTTGATTGATAAAGGTCAGTATTATCTAATTACTAAAGCTATTGACAGCGGTATTGATATGAGCGTTAGATATAAGGCGGCTGAAAAGGTTATGGGTATGGCAAACATAGCTATAACAGAACTTGCAAATAAGGTGAAAGAAATGATAGAACAGATTAGTGTTACTACGAAAGATATTGACACTGAAAGCTTAAATGAAGTGTTAAAAACACTTAAAGATAGTAATGACATGGCAAATAAAATTGTAATTTCAAACAACAAGGACGGTGACTAATATGTTCTTTGCAGAACAGGAAATAACACTTGGGATAGTGCCTAATGCTAGGAATATTCATAGGTTTGTGTATTTTGCACAGGTACGTCCCTCTGTGATTAATCTGACAACAGATAGAACGGTCAATGGTAAATCAATTATAGGTCTTTGTAGCCTTGGTTTAAGAAATGGTGACAAAGTTACGATAGAAACACATAGTAAAGTTTCTCAGAAGCAAGCTGACGAGGATTTAAAGCTTGTTGTAAATTGGTTGCGTGGTGAGGAATAAATGGTTGTAAAAAACCTTAAAGAACTAGAGCGAGAACTAAGAACAAGAATTGATTACGCTCTGCTTACAGATGTTACCGAGGTTGTTACCACTGTTATGCTAGATCATATTGAAAGAGATGTTTACGATAGTTATGTACCACATGAATATGTAAGACGATATGATAATGGTGGCTTAATGGATATTAACAATATTAATTCTTCTATTGAAGGTGACACTTTAGTTGTAGAGAATAATACAATGACTAATCCATATATTTTTGTTCAGAGCAAAATGGTTAAGTCAGATAATGCAGACCAAGAATTAGCACCTATCATTGAAACTGGTTGGGGGTACGATTTTGGAAATTGGACGTATCATGGTGTTGCTAGACCGTTTATGTATAACACAAAAGAGGATTTAAGGGATAACAAATATCACGTTATGGCTTTAAGACAAGGACTTAAAAGACAAGGAATAGAGGTGAAGTGAAATGGCAGATGATTTAAAAATACGAGTTCCTGTGGAACTTGACACAAGTAAAGTTAAGGACGATATACCTAAATTAAATAATGTACTTGCAAATGATAATAAGGCTCATGCTAAAATCATTGGTGAGTTGGATTTGAATAAAACACAAAAGAAAATTCAATCTCAACTTGCTACAATCAGCAAAAATCTAAAAATAGATATTGGTGGTTTAAATGTAACTTCTATTCAGAGTGGTATAAAGGTTGCTGAAAAACAGGTAGTTAGCTCTGTTAAAAATATAAAGCATGAGATACAGAATATTGACACAACTCTTGCAGAAACTTTCAAGGCAGGTTTTAATAAAGACGGACAGATAGATATTGTTAAAACTATTGAAAATGCAAGAAAAGTTTTGAGTCAGTTTGGTAATCCGACATTTTCATGGACTAAAGATAGTTCGGGTGAAGTTACTCAAATTACGGCAGAAGTTACAAGCTTGACAGGTCAAGTTGAAAAACTGAAATATGCTCTGAACGAAACAAATGGGTCATTTGACTATCTATCGGGTAGCAGTTCTGAAAAGGGTATATTAAAGCTGATTGCGGATATTGATAAGGCTAAGTCAAAATACACAACACTTCTTTCCGAGTTTAAGTCATCAAATTCGGGCATTGAAACAGGACTCACTAAGGAAATCACAGATGTTAATAATGCTATTAATAACCTTGGTAAAGGTGGCTCTGTTGCGGAAGTTGATAGTTTATTTAATACTCTCAAGACTACTGCGAACGAGATTAAGCAAAATCTTGATACCACTTCAAGTTCATTTAATAAAGTAACAAATGCTGAAAACACTTTGGCAAAAATGCCTGCCACAATACAAGAAATTTCAAATAACTTTTCTAAGCTGAAAAATCAGCCACAAGAAATTGTGGATTTAATTCAAGGTTTAAACACTCAATTAATCAAGGTAAAAGATACCGAGGAGAATTTTGGACGCAATAAACAATGGTCTGAAGAATATCGTGAGTTAGTTGTTTCGGTTAAAAAAGCAGAAACAGAAATAAAGAGCTTACAGTTACTTGAAAAATCTGATAATTCTGAGGCACAGCAGCAAGCTCATTATTATAATAAGATGTTTGGTGAAATCAAACAGATTAATAAGCTTAAAAAGCAACAGGTCAATGCTGGCGAGCAAGAAAATGTTGAGCTAAAAAGACAGATTAAAAATCTTGAGAGTAGAGTTTCTTATGACGAGAAGCAGCTTAAAAAGAAGAAACTGATTACAGAAGAACTTGAAAGACAAAAAAATGAATTAATAAACATTGGTAGGGAAGAACTTAGATTAGCCAATTCTCGTTCTGCTGATAAATCGTCAGCTACATCTACTAAAACAGAAAATAATGTAGCTAGACTTACGCAAAATCTCACTACCTTAGAAGCAAAGTGGAAAGAGTCGCCTATCTTTAATGGAGAGTTCCAAGAAAAGTTTAATGAGTTAAAAACAAGTTTGTCTAATGTAGGTGGCGATCCTAAAGCATTAGACGAATATCGTATTAAACTCAATGAACTAACAAATGAGTTAAAGAGGGCAGATGTAGCTTATAAAGCTAGTTTTTCTAGCAATAAATCACAACAGAATATAGAAGCTACAAAGCAGAACATTAAAAAGTTAATATACACAATTCAGACATGGCAACAGGCTAATACTAAAGCCATGGGCAAGAATACTTTTAATGGCGGTACATATCAGGTTGAAACTGATAATATGATAGCCTCACTCAAAAAGTTGCTTAATGCTAGCGATCTAACTGCGAGCGATTTGAAAGTCAATGTTGATAAAATCAATCGTAGTTTTAGGACAATGAGTTCTGAAGCACAGGCAGCAGGTGTGAATGGGTTAAGCTTTTTCGATAAGATTAAAGAGGACGCTTTAAAATTCACAAGCTGGATGAGTTTAACTACTGTGATTTCAGGTATATCAAGAGAAGCTGTTAAGTTCTATAATAATGTTGTAGATATTGATACAGCTATGACAGAATTGCGTAAGGTTACTGATAACACAAATCAGCAATATGCCGAGTTCTTTGATAATATAGGTCAAAAGGCTAAAGATTTAAAGATTGATTTGTCTGATCTTATTTCTCAAACCGCAGAATGGGGTAAACGTGGTTATAGTTTAGATGAAGCTGAAACACTTGCCACAAACTCAGGTATTTATTCAGTTGTTGGTGAAGTAGATAATGCAACAGCAGTACAAGACCTAACAACAGTTATGAAAAGCTATAACATGACAGTTGACGAGTCTATTAATATTGTTGATAAGTTTAACGCAATATCAAACAAGTATGCTGTTTCAGCAAGTGATATTGGTGATATGTTGTCAAGGTCAGTATCTTCACTGAGCGTAGCAGGAAATACATTAGATCAGGCAATAGCAATGGGTACAGCCATTACAGAAATAACTGGAGACGCAGCCGAAGCAGGAAACAGTTTGAAAGTCCTGTCAATGCGACTTCGTGGAGCGAAAACAGAACTAGAAGATGCAGGCGAGTCAACAGAGGGCATGGCAGTATCAACCTCAAAACTGAGGGAAGATATTAAAGCTCTTACTAATGTAAATGGCACAGGTGGCTTTGATATAATGAAGGACTCTCAAAACTTTAAGAGTACCTATGAAATTATGAAAGGTATCGCCAATGTTTGGAACGACCTTACTGATACATCAAAAGCCGCTGTCATAGAGAAAATTGCAGGTAGAGTTTACCTGAATGTACAGAAATGTGCATAAAGAATATATTTAATTGCAGGTAATGAGTAAAGCCTTACACCACAATAATGAAGAAATTACATTATGACGGTGCGAAAGCAGAAATAACGTAAGGATTGTATAAGGTCAAAAGCCTAAGTACAGTAACAATCTCTGTTCATGCAGCTAAGTACCCTAACGTTATCCTAGATCATAGGACAGTTTAAGTCGAGGGTAAAAGTTCAACGACTATTCCCCATATGGGGTTGTAACAATAAAATAAAGGTGGAAATCCTGAATAGTTGCAACAAAAGAAGTACGGCTCAATCGCAAATGGAGTGGGAGAATAACCCTTAAACGGAAAAGGTATAATTGCTGTCATAAATGACGTGATTAAGAAATAGTCTAAGCTCTATGTGAAAGCATAGGATATGTTATATAACATATAAGTAAATTTGCGACTTACTTTAATATAATTGAAGCAAAGAGGCAATACAATTACTGCATTGCTTACGAATATGAGTCAAGCGGATAAAATTGTTAATGACTCAATAGGCTCTGCTGGGTCTGCTATGTCAGAGTATGAAAAATACCTTGACTCTATTCAAGGAAGAGTGCAAGGTTTTCAGACAAGTATTGAAAATTTGTCAGCTACTCTGATTAATGGTGATTTAGTTAAATTCGGTATCACCAGTGGAACACAAATTATTGATGTTCTTGATAATCTAATTAGTAAATTCGGTGTTTTAGAAACATTTATTCCTACCGTTATGGCAGGATTATCATTCAAAAACGTAGGTAAACAATTATTAAAGATGCCAACTTATGCACAGCCACAAACTATATGTGCATAGGTCACACACGTTTTAAAATAAGGTTGCCAAATTGCTGGGAACGGCTAAAGCTTTGCAACTACTTGTAGCAATGGTATTACAAGAGTGAGGAAACTCGGAAACAATAGCAAAGATAACATATGCTGAGATAAAAGCCTATTATACTATTACAATAGGTGCTAAGTGTTGTTAAAAATGTCAGGTCAGCAGCCAACCCCTATCGGGAGATACGGACTAGGTTCAGAGAGTAGACGGTAACTATCTTGTGGTAAGATAAAGGTGTACTCCAACTATAGGTAACACCTATAGCGTTTCAAAAAATGAATTATCCCTCATTTATTTAGTTTTGTCCTTTGACAGTGAGGGTGGGATAAAACTGTTACCAATCATTTTGCATAGTGATTTATTTTACACTATTCATTTGCGTATGTCAACACTAAATTTGTTCGTTAATAAAAATTTTACATTTATATTAACACAATGTTTGTTAATGCAACCAATATATGGCTTGACATTAGTTCCTAAAATGGGTATACTAAGTTAAGAATAGTCCTTACAAGTCTAAAATATGATTGTGTGGCATATTTTATAAAAGTGTTATATAATCATATTAAATTATTCACAAAATCTCTTTTAGTATTTTTGTTAAAGAGTAAAGAATAAAATATAATTAAGTAGTTTAGAATAAAATGGAGAGGTGTGATAATATGGAAATGGGTAAGGAACTTAAACTATCATTAAAAGTTGAATATCAAAAAGATACAGATAGTATCGAAATTACAACTAATGGACAATCAAGTGGTATAACTCTTCCATCTAAGATGTTTCTGCCATTTGTACAAACATTACTTCGTGTCGGTTTGGATATGCAAGACAAAAAGGTAGTTGATTTGGGATTGCGAGAGGGGTGATATCATGAGAAACACTAGAGATGTTTATGTTAAAAATGTAAATGTTTGTAGAGAGGATGGTTATAAAACCAGTTTGTTGGATATCTTAAATATTGAGCCATATTATATGGAAATCAAACAGACTCTCGACAATATCTATTGTTGTACTGTTGACAATCTTGACGAGATGTCGAAGTGTATCAAGTGGTTGCAGAATAATAAGTTTAAGAACTTTGTTGTCAAGAAGATTTATGTTAGCCGTATAAGAAGTGAAATCTATGTAATTGCTGATTTTGACGATGGCAAAATAGGTGAAGTTTTGGACGAATATTATGAAGCAACTTTTACTTTTACAACTAATTACAAACAAGACATTGTTTTCATGATTACTTCCGAAAAGAATTTAGTGGAAGCAAATATGCCTAAATTTGAAGAAGTGATTGAGGTGACTCCTAGTGTCTAACTCGCAGGATTATTCTAAAAAAATAAAACATAATGAGTTGTTTGTGCAATGTCTAAAGGACACAGATGTTAAAGAATATGACGATTTTTCGGATTGGATAATAGTCGGTATATTCTATTCGTCACTTCATTATATGAATTTGTTTTTGTCCAAGAGATATGATGATATAAATCTTGAAACTGTAAAGAGTCATAAAGATAGAAATATTATCATACAGAAAAAATGTCCGTATCAAATTCATATGGCATATCGCACCTTATATGAGTTAAGTAGAGAGGCGAGATATCAATGTTCAGATGTATCGTCTAAAGTCCGTTTTGTGGAACAGAAATATCAAGAATTAAAGAATTTGTGTTCTGAACAAATGCAACGGAGTGTTTCTAAGAGATAACGTGGACTACATAATGAATAACCATAAAATAAGACCCTAGAGAAAATCTAGGGTCTTTTGTTATACATGAACACACATTGTTTACTTTTGCCCATTTGTACACTTGCGTACACTCATACACTCATACTCATTATCTATTCCCTCAAATTAACATTTACGTTAGTCCAATCCTTGCCATCACGTTCCATAGTGACAGTATAGTATAATCTGCCCTTAACACCAAAACTATTTTCAGCGTCCACATAAGATGATACAGTGTAGCTATCATTATGATGTGTAATAAAGTTTTTATCATACATTGGATAATCTGCTGTTGCAGGGGCTTTTAATTGTTTGTTTACATAGAATTTAGCTGCTATGTAGGCTTCTTGACTGTAGTCTTTTTCAGAGCTTGCACTATTTATGGCAAGGTAAATAATTAAAATTAATATACCCCATGCAATTACATTAGCAATAAAAATCCCCAAACAACCATTACTTTTTTTATTTTTGTCGGGTATCACGTTTGTGTTTTCTTCCATTTGTATTTCCTCCATTGTTATTTGTATCAAAACTGCAAATATAGGGTTTAGGTCTTTAAAACAACCAAAGATGATGGTGGTAATGATAGGATAAGTGTATTTGGGCAAATGATAACTCAGTTGTCCGATTTTAAAAAGATAAATCCGTTTAGTCAGTTTAAAAACAATTCACTTATTCCTGTAAATGAAATAGCAAACGTCCGTCAATTTAATAATCTTTTAACACAAGGTAAATCAGTAGCCGAAGCCGAGTCAATAGCTTTAAAAGGCTGTTCTAAAACAACTCTTGACATTGCTAGAAGTGCTAATGGTGCAGCAGTATCAGAAGAAATACTGTCTGCTTCCTTAAAGGGTGTTGCAACTTCTTCTAAGCTTGCTGCCGCTGGCATGAAAGTATTATCAACAATTGGTAATATGGTTTTTGGACTAGGATTGTCTTTCTTGCTTGATGGTATTATAACACTTTTTGATAATATTGTCAATGGTGCAGATAATGCAAAAGAAAGTTTAGCTCAGTTCACAAGTAGTTTCTCTGACTCTATTGACAAATTAGATGAAGAAAACAAGTCAGTAAACGAATTAGTAAATCGTTATGTAACTTTGGTTGCGACAACAGATGACTTGTCAACTGTTAAGGACGATTTGAATACTATTCAGGACAACTTAATTGACAAGTACGGTAATGAAGCTAAGAGCCTTGACTTGCTTAATGGCAAAATGTCTGAAAATATTAAGAAAATCAAAGAGTGGAAAAAAGAAAAGGCTGAGAGTGAACTTTATCAAGAGTCGGATATTACTGATCCTGATGATAGTGATAGAAAGCTGAGTATTGCCGAGGCTTACGCCTTGGCTCAAAAAAAGTTAAAAGAGGGAAGTTCTTTCGGTTCTAATGGCGGTAGAGTAGGTCAAGCGTATGTTCCCGATACGTTATTTGGAAAATACAACAGTAATGCAGACATAAACAAGGTTGGTTCTCGTGATTACGGCGATTGGGGCGATTACAAAGAAGTAGCCGAAATACTTAAAAAATACAATAACGTTGGTATGAGTGGTTACGATGATGATACATTATACTTTGCAGGTACAATGCAAGAACGTATTGATACTATGCAAAAGGTTTATGATGAATTATCCGAGAAATGGGCAAACATTTCAAAAGACGATAATCGTAACAAGTGGTTGACTGATTTACAGAAAGAAATTGCTACCACAACAGAGGAATATGATAAACTTTCTAATGCCGTTGATAAATACAACGAAATTCAGAAAACACTTGAAAACTATAACACAAGTGAAGAATTTAGCAAAGCATTTGATGAAGCTCAGAAAGCTACTGAAAGTTATAGTCATGCTGTAGCAAATAAAAATATTGACGATGTTGATAGGCTTTATGATTTAACTCAGAAATACAAAGATAAGTTAATCAACTTGGCTAATGGTGACGAGGATTTAATTGACTATGTTAATACTTTCTTTGAAACTTTGCCTGCAAAATTAACAACAGGTACTTTTGATATTTCTGAGTGGACGGACGATATTGACGAAGTTCAGAATAAAGCAAAATCACTTAAAGATACTTTAACAAGTCTGCAAGACGGAAGTATTTCGGATAGTGACTTAGTTGAACTGTTTAAATCATATCCTGACTTGGCTAAATTCTCGGGCAACACGGAAAAGCTGACAGAAGAAGTTAAGAAACTGATAAGACAAAACCCTAAAGAATTAATAAACAGATTAAAAGAACTATCAAACAGTTTGCCGAATGGCAATGATAAGGCTAATGTAGAAGGTCTTATTTCAAGTCTTGAAAAACTTGGAGAGGTAGCTTCTTCTATTTCCGACGTTAAACTGTCTGTAGACGATATTGAGAAAATTTATGAGGAAACGTTTGATGATCTTATAGATAAAGCTGAGGACGAGAAAGATGTTCTTGAAGAACAAAAGAATATTCTTACAGAACAAAAAACTCAACTTGACAATATTATTTCTCAGTACGAAACTGTTGCAAACACAGTAGAGTCTTATATTGACGAGCAGAAATCAGCTATTGAGGACAGATATAATGCTGAAATTGATGCCATTAAAGCTGTTAATGAAGAAAAACAAGATACTATTGACTTACAGGAAAAGCTAAATAATCTTGAAAATGCTAAAAAGAAAAAGGTAAATGTTTATTCTGAAGCTAGTGGTTGGCATTTGGAAACCAATACCGAGGAAGTAAACAAGGCACAGCAGGAATATGAACAGGCTAGTGCTGATAAACGTGTATCTGACCTTGAAAAGCAGCGTGATAAGGAAACTTCATTGTGGGATAAGTATAAACAACAGTGGCAAGACCTTATCAACAGCTCTACTAACACAGAAAATGAACAGCTTGCCAAAGATATTTTAGGTGTTAATTGGACGGACAAAATAGCACAGCAAGACACAAATATTCTTAATGACTTTGCAAGCAAATACCAATCTTATCGTTCTCAACTTTCAGATCAGGTTGAAAAGGAAATTGAGAGCGTTGAAAAAGAGATAACGGCTAAAAGCAAAGAAATTGAGGCATACAAGAAAGAAAAAGAAGCTTTATCAAAGTATGTTACAGATATTACGAATAAGAATAAAGACTACATAAAACAGTTGACAGATGTTTCTGAAAAAGAAATGCAGACTATGGAAGGTAGGACTAAGTTCTTAGAGGATTGCAAAAAACGTGCTAGGGAAGCTCTTGACTATTCTGATATTTCTGTTGAGGGTGCTAAATCGAATGGTTTGTATCTTGTTCAATATGACGGTGAAACTGTTGGCACAGGACTTGATGAAGCACAAGCAGAACAGTTAAAATCTGAGCTGTATGGCAAAATGGTTTCGCAAGAACTGTTAGCCAATCCTATGCTTGGCAAGAATAAGGGTGCATTAACGGCTATCCTTAACGCTTTGAAGAGCAAGTTTAACATAATCAAACCATATCGTTCGGGCGGTATTGACGATTATACAGGATTTGCACAACTTCACGGAAAGCCAAATGCAGTTGAAACTATCTTCAATTCAGAGCAAGGCAGAAAGCTATACAACCTTGTGGCTAATACAGATAATCTTGTCAATTATATTGGAGATAAGATTTACAATGGTATAACAGATTTGGTAAGGACAAAAATGTCTACACCAAATAACATTCAAAATAGAAATGATACAAACAATAAGACTATTGTATTCCAGATCGATACTGTTAATACAACAGACGGCACAACATTTTTGGAACAAATGAACACCTATCTGCAACAGGCTGATTTGGATAGAATAGTTGGCAAAAATTATTAAATAAATGCAAAAGTAATAAAGAGCCATTAATTATTTAGTGGCTCTTATCTTTTGGAAATATTTTAAATTCAATAAAATATTGACAAACGTGGACGAATGTGGTATAATGTACTTATAAGAAACAATAAAGGAGTTTTTATATGAGTAATTACAAACCACAAGAATTTGCTGAAATGATAGGTGTATCTGTAAAAACCTTGCAACGTTGGGACAAAGAAGGCAAACTTAAAGCATATCGCACTCCAACAGATAGGCGTTATTATACTCACAAACAATATGTCGATTATATGGGTGATGGTAATAGTAAACACGGCAAAACGGTCATATATACAAGAGTATCTACTTATAATCAAAAAGATGATTTACAAAATCAAGTCGAATTTTTAAAACAATATGCTAATGCAAAAGGGATTATTGTTGATGAAATCTTTGAAGATATAGGTAGTGGGTTAAATTACAATCGCAAGAAATGGAATAAACTTATTGAAGATTGTATGCTTGGATTAATAAAGACTGTTATTGTTGCTCATAAAGACAGATTTGTACGTTTTGGATATGAATGGTTTGAACGTTTTCTTAAATCTGATGGTGTTGAGATTATTGTTGTTAATAATGAAAAGGCATCACCAGAGCAAGAATTAGTTAATGATTTAATATCCATTATACACGTTTTTAGCTGTCGTATATATGGTTTAAAAAAGTATAAAAAGCAAATCGAAGGAGATGAAGAAATTGCTAAAGAGTTACAAGACAGAAATAAACCCAACGTTCGAACAGAAACAAACAATTAATCGCACTATTGGAGTATGCAGATACGTTTACAACTTTTATCTTGCTCACAATCAAGAAATATATAAAACTGAAAAACGTTTTGTATCTGGAATGGACTTTTCTAAATGGATTAACAATGAATTCATTCTCAACAATCCTGACTTTCATTGGATAAAAGAGGTTAGCAGTAAGTCTGTTAAACAAAGCATTATGAACGCTGAGAGAGCTTTCAAGAACTTTTTTAAAGGAAAATCAAGATTTCCAAAGTTCAAGAAGAAAGCAAAATCAGATGTAAAAATGTATTTTGTAAAAACAAATGCTAAAACAATTATTCAATGTGGAAGACATAGAATTAAGATTCCTACCCTTGGTTGGGTAAGATTAAAAGAAAAAGGATATATTCCTACAAACCCCAAAACACATATTATCAAAAGCGGAGCAGTGTCTTGCAAAGCAGGAAGATACTATGTGTCGGTTTTAGTCGAAGAGCAGGAACATCAAAAGCCTGTTTTAAATGACTTTGGAATAGGAATAGACTTAGGTCTTAAAGATTTTGCCGTTTGTTCAAGCGGAAAAGTTTACAAGAATGACAACAAGAGTTCTAAAATAAGGAAACTTGAAAAGAAACTTAGACGTGAGCAACGTAGCTTATCGAGGAAATACGAAAGCTATAAGAAACTTAATAAAAATATGAAAGGAGTAGCTACTCGACAAAATATCCAAAAGCAAAAGTTAAAAGTACAGAAAATTCATCAAAGACTTGACAATATAAGAACAGATTATATCAATAAGGTAATATCCGAATTGGTGAAAACCAAGCCAATGTGGATTACTATTGAGGATTTAAATATATCAGGTATGATGAAGAATAGACATCTCTCCAAATCAATCGCACAGCAAAAGTTCTTTGAATTTAGGACAAAGCTACTTGCTAAGTGTAACGAATATGGGATTGAGTTAAGAGTCGTTGATAGATTTTATCCTTCTAGCAAAACTTGTCATAATTGTGGTTGTATCAAATCTGATTTGAAATTATCGGATAGAACATACCATTGTTGTGAATGTGGTTATACAGAGGATAGAGATTATAATGCAAGTCTTAATTTGCGAGATTGTCAAACCTACAAGATAGCATAAACAAGCTAACGTAGGTATGTACCGTAGGCTATACGGGAATTTACGCCTGTGGACTATACAAGAACTTGTGAGTAGTCTTATGACAAAAGCATATAGGTTGAAGCAGGAATTTTCTCGATATGGATATATTTGTCCATATTTTGAGTAGCAGGTGACAAAAATGATTATGACTCCTACATTGGTATTTCCTGATGATGAGGTTGTAAAGATAGATAAACATAAGGACGTAAATGGTGAATATGATCGTGCGCCACATTTCAGTTATCAGTTTAATTGTACGGCAGGCTCGGCTATGCGTTGGGCATTGTGCGAGTACACAAACCTTAAAACAGGCGAAGTTAATCACTCTTATTTTCCAAAGGGTGGTGACATAAACATCTTTTACAATGGTGATAAAGTCGGTGTTAATGAACTGGTTTTTAATGACATTGCAGAGAACGGTCATGATTACCAATATCAATACATTCTTTTTCAAACAGACCCTATAACCATAGCTGATGATACTCAATATGGAGATGGTGTTGGTTTGTACGATATGTATTTCTGCCGTGGTAAAATCCAATCTTCGGGTACTACATCAAGTTTTATGATTAACAAGGAAATTGCAAATCTCAAGAGCGCGTACTATTATGAGCGTTCCGACGGCTCAGTGTATTTAGTCGGTGGCGCCTATATCGAGATTGGAGAAGAAAGACGACTGATAGAAACCTACGATTATGAAACTGGTAACGTAAGATTAAAGTCTGGTTTTACAACAGCCCCCGCAAGAGGAACTGTGTTTAGGATTTTTACAAATTACTTTATAGATAAACCGCATTATGTAAAATGCAGAAATGACCCTGATTGTATTGTTACGGCTGAAGTAAATGAAAACAATTCTACTAGACCAATACATTGTAAAACAACGTATACTCACCCTAATCATGTTGGATTGAAGTATTATAAGTATTATTTGTATCAGATAATTAATTCAAATGTAGTCTATGACGGAACTATTCAGGACAGTACAAATGACACAACTCAGGTCAATCTTGGTAAAAGTATAGGTGAAAATATAGTAAATAAGTGTATTACTATAGAGGTAGAGCCTAGTGGAACAGAGGGTCATGTTACCAAGGGTATTAATGGTTTTATTTCTAACTACAATACTGCTACAGGAATGGCTACAATTTATTGCCCTGCAAACACTCAGTTTGTAAAAGGTGCAAAGTTTACTGTTTATAGTGGAACACAGAAATTGATTGATGAAAGTCCTGCAATTTATAATTTCAGACTCAACTATGATTTCTATGCTATGCAAGCAGGAAATTCATATTGTGTTGTTAGTGAGATTATGACACTTGACGATAAAATGTATCATTTTAGCAAAAGAGTATCGTTCCAAGGCAACGAGTTAGGTGATTTAGTAAACAACTTTAATTGTCTAATAATTAATAATCGTATAGCAATGCTGTCGTGGAGTACAACTCTTAGTGGTACTGCAAAGATTTTTAGATGTAATGTAAATGAAGAAGATTATGTTTTTCTTGGTACTACTAATACAAAGAGCTTTTTTGACACAACAGTTGGTAATAAGCAGACTTATGAATATTATATTTGTTACGGAGATTACAAACCATATAAATCAGAGCAAGTATCGGTAGATAAGGACGGTTGGTTTATATACTCTTTAACTAATTTGGGTACAAAATATAATAAAAAGTATTATGCTATTTCTGAGTGTTGGGAGTTTATAACAGGTATGACCGATAATGATATTACATCAAATATTGGTCTTGCAGTACATACAGGAACAGGTATTAAGCCAAAAACAACTAGAACAGTAACAGATTACGAGAGTGGTTCTTTCTCTGCTGATCTTTTAACAATTAATTGCCCTGATGGGCAAATAGTCGATAATATTGACAGAGTAAAAGCATGGACTAAATTTATTAAAGGCAAGAATGATTTTATGCTAAAATCTCATAAGGGCGATGTTTGGATTATAAATATCTCAGATAATCCTACTAGAATTTATGATAGCACAAGTGTATTAGGGCTGACTAATATTAAGTATGATTGGATTGAAGTTGAAGATATAAACGATGTAATAATTATTAGATAGGAGGTAGGAAAGTGTTATGGATTATTATAATAAAATAGACAATGCTTATCTTGCCGAGTTACATAAACCAATGCGAAAAATGTATGTTAAAATGGAAATTTTATCACACTATGAAGGTGCTATTGGCGAAATAACAAGTGACTTATCTTCTACAGATGGTTCAATAACGATTAATAAAGAGCAAGGCTGCCGTAGGTCTTGCTCTTTATCTATTATTGATAGAAGCGGTAAATATATACCTCAAAAAGATAGCTCATTTTGGTACAATCGAAAATTCAAGATCTTCATCGGCTTGCAAGTTGATGAGAATATTTATTGGTTTCCGCAAGGTGTTTTTGTTACAAAGTCAGCAAACTCTAATGGTAGACGATTGAATGTTGAGGGTGTTGATAAATATGGTTTTCTTGACGGAACATTAAATGCTAGAATGTGCCTTGTTGAGTATCAGGCTAGTGTAACTAATTCTAAAAAAGGAACGAATATTGCAACTTTAATTAAGGACACGCTTATGCTTGATTTGGGTAATAATATACCTCTTGACCCTGTTGAGCCGATTATTGACCCTATATTTTATAATGTAACTCTGTATGACGATATTGTAATCGATGAGGGTGGTTATCTTGGTGAGATTTTTGACAAGATTGCCGAAATGCATGGTGCTAACATCTATTACGATGTCAATGGCAGATTGAGAATGGAAAGAGTTTTTAACTATAACTTACCTTCTTGGTATCGTCATTTATCACCACAATTTGAATTGAGTGAAACCGAAATTACAGAAACGGATATTAATTATACTTATAATTATGACGGTGTAAACATTATTACAGTTACAACAGACAATACAAGTGGTGAAATTTATTCGTACACAGCTAAAAATGAAAACCCACAATCACCTGTAAACATAAATGCTATTGGCTATAAGGGCTTAGATGGTGGCACTTATTATATACCCCTAGGAGATACAAGTGAAGAAAGCGGAGAGGAAAAGTGTAGGCAACAAGCCGAATATATGTTATTACAACATACTTGTATGAGTACAGGTATTAGTTATAATCTGCCGATCACTCCACATCTGAATGTTGATAATACCGTTAGGGTTAGTAATGATTATTATAATTTTGACAAACAGTTATTTATCGTAAATTCTATTACAATGCCTTTATCGGCTACTGAAATGAGTATTGAAGCCACTAATCTACAATGGCTGCCATTTGATACAGATTGTATTTCGATTTACTGTGAAACTTTAAGTGATACAGTGACAATATCTTATAACACGAATGGTGGCAAGGACAAAGACGGCAATACTATCACTTATAAGAGTATCAGCCAACCCCCTAATAAACAAATTGTTTTACAAGGTGGGGATATGTATAACGAGAATAAATTGTTCGCATGGACGGATAGTCAAGGCAATAAATACAATTATGGTGACGTGTACATTGTACCAAATAATAACGCAACACTGATAGCTCAATGGATAACAGGAAATGAAGTTACAGTTACCAATACATTGTCGGCAGATAGTACGGTAGAATTTCAATCTATGTCACCGTCACGTTGTTTGATACGTTATGATGATAACGAAGTAGCCAGACGTAATACAAACACAATTTCAACATTTAAAAAGAATTATTCTTTGGGTACACACGATACAACTATTGTGTCTGAAAGTGATGATTTAACTAACTTTGACAATGCTTTTGATAAAGAAACAACTACAAAGATAGATTGTTCCAAAGTAAAAGCTACCTACCTCACTTCACCTATGGGAAACAGATTTGAGAATATGACAGACTTTGTTTTCCCTGCTAATCTTGCAAACATTTCGACCAGTAAGGGCGTGCTGTCAGGTTGTAAAAAGCTTACCAAGATTACATTTCCTATAGCATACTGTGATATTTCACACCCTGAATCGTTTCTTGCTAATAGCACATTTGTTAATGGTTTGGAACTACCTTACACCTTGAATTTCGTACCAATGGTTTCAGTTGATGGGCAAACAGGTATCGAAGAAATAAAACAAAACGAGATATTAAAAGGAAGTCATGTTGTTGGAAACTTAAACATCAAAGCGGCAACTACAAATAAATGTGTAGTGTATGTAAATAAAGAAACAACAAGTTTAGTTATTTATCCCGCAACAGTGCAGGGAAGATTTTATCTTATGGGCAAAGGTATTGATGGAGATTTATCTGGACTTCAAACTATACAAATTGGGCGATCTACTAACATTAACGACACCGATGGTTTTGCAAGTAATACATCAGCAAGCATAAATCTAAGTTTGGACTTTCAATCGGGTAATTGTACTACCAAAATACCTAAAAACGCTTTTAATGGCTATAGTGGTAATATGATTAATGTTGTAATTTATGGCAATGTGACCGACAGCAATGGTATCACGCTTGAAAACGGATCGTTTTGCAATATGTCTAATATGGCAAAATTGCCAATGACAAATAGTACAAGTTTAAAAACTATACCTGAGAACTGTATGAATAATTTAACATCATTAACTTCAGCGACTACAGGCTATGTGGTTGACGTTGAGGGTTGTAACGATATGCCTAATCTGACAACTCTAAGAATTGAAAGTTCTTGCGAAATAGTAAACGGATTTAATAACTGCCCTAAATTGAAAAATTTGTCATTCATGAGTGACGGAAAAGTAAAAGAAATTGGTGGTTTAAATAGTAATGCTATTACAACATTTTATATTCCAAATATGGCTTTGTCTGTATCGGGCGTGAACAATTGTTCTGCATTAACAACGGTTGTTATTGGGGCTTCTTTGACTAGCTTTACAGGGTTTAATAATTGTCCTAAATTAAACAAGTTTACTGTGGATAGTTCTAATACTACTTTTAAAGTCGTTGATAATAACCTCTGCCAAGGGAATAAACTCTGCCGTGTTCCAATGAGTAAATCAGATATTGTGGTAACAAATGGTACAACGGAAATCATGAGCAATGCTATTCAGATTGCCTTTGTAAACAGCATTTCTATTCCAAATGGTTGCATTTTAGCTAACGACTCAATCAAATGTCAAAGCGTAGGTCAAATTATTCTCCATACTTCTTTTAACACAGAAACTGGGAAATATAATAATTTAACTATGACCGATTTTAGTACCCTTGATAATGTACAAGTCGGAACTATTTTCACGTATGGAAATGGTATAACAGATACTACAAACGCAAATTGTTTGCCTATTGTAAAATACTGTATAGAACATAATATCAATTATGTTGATATGAACGAAACAAATACTAACGCTCGTGGAGCTATTGGAATAAGCGGTAATGCAGAATTGGATGGTGATAACTGATGATAAATACTTATACTTGTACTCCAAATCAAACTTCTTCTGAAACTGTGTTTGCAGATTTAAAAACATTTTTTGAAGATAAGTGGGCTTGGAGTAAAATTGAAACAAATTATCCTGATAGTGAGTCCACCGATTATAACACTTTGACATTTTGGATTGATGGTACAACGTACTTTAGAATAATGTTTGACCCTGCAAAGTCACGTTATTGGGCTGGGTGTGGTGAATATGACTCTTCCCAAACGTCACCATATGCTGATTATGTCAGCTTTACCTATAGCAAGTTTGATAGTGTCATGTTGTATACTACAAGTCGGGGAATGTTGATTTTGTTTAAAAGTGGAGATAATGACTATGTATTAGGTGGGGCTATTGCAAAGATGAGAAAGCTGTCCGATGATACAGAGATAACAGGTTTCTTTACCCCTACTTCAAATTCAGGACATCAAGGAAGTAAAATGGCAAGTTTGTATAATATGTTTAGTCAAAGTTTGCACAATGGCGGTACGAACCTTGTACCACAAGTTGATTTTAATATACCATTGAATAGCACAGTTGAGGGACAATACGCTGCTAAAACTGACGGAATATTCTATGTTTATATGGGACAAGACAGTGTGTTTCCTGCTGACGGAACTGTTGTAAAATTCACAATGAATGGTGTTAAATATGTAGGTAACTGCAAAATGGTTTTAGCCGATTATTCGTAAAGGCGGTGTACAGAATGTCTAAAATGAATAAGCTGATTAAGGAAAGTCAAGATAATAAAAAAACACTTGGTTACACCTATGGAACGGTTAAAAGCTACGACTCTACAAATTGTACAGCCATTGTTTCGCTATTAGAGTATAATGGTGCTGAAAAATCTTTTCTGAATAAATCAGGTGAGATTTTAAGCATGGGAGACAGTGTGTGGATCTATTTCCGTGGTGGCGGTATAAACGCTGGCTACATTGCTATTAGGAATGGCAAACCCATACCTCTAGGAAGTCAAAATTCTAGTGTAGGACGATTTGTTGAATACGTTGATAGTAATGGTCATCATCACATTTCGGAAAAGTTTAATTATTATGGCAATTCTTATTGGTATACTATAACCCCTGATGGAACAAAAAAGATTACTATTTATCTCGAAAATATTGCTCATGGTGATTATAACCATGTTGAAGGTCAAGCAAACCACTGCTACGAATATAGTTATGACAGCAATAATTATATTGATTTTTCAAAAATGAAAACTCGCCATATACCCTATCTTCGTGAAAATAGCAGTTTAAATTCCTTAACAGGTTTTAATAATACTAGCGTTGGTGGTATTTCTAATCACATCAGTGGTACGTGGAATACGTCTGAATATAGTGTGGCGGTTGAGTGTAGCGGTACAAAAAATACTATTTCCAATTCTCGTAATACATATGTTAGTGGCGTAAATAATATACTAGAGGGTGTAGCTGATAGTATTGTAGTTGGTATATACAATATTGTTAAGGGTGACAAAACTAAAGACCAAATGGCAAAATATAACGCCGTGTTTGGAGAGCAAAATGATGTTCTTAATTATGATGGATGTCTTGTTGCAGGTTCATGGAATCGCGCCACGGCAGATTACCAAACCGTTATAGGTTTCAATGCAGCAACAACTTATAAAAGCTCGGAAAATGCAAGTATACTATTTAATATAGGAAATGGTCAAGAAGAAGATGGAACTCTAACTTCAAATTCTGCAATGCAAGTGGACTTTTCAGGCAATGTTTATGCTGGCGGTGCATACAAAACTGTTGGCGCTGACTATGCCGAATATTTTGAATGGCTTGACGGTAACACTAAAAATCAAGACAGAGTTGGATTATTCGTTACGCTTGACGGTGATAAAATCAAACTTGCAAATAAGGGTGACTATATCCTTGGTGTTATATCAGCCAACCCATCTATTGTTGGTAACTCTGCTGAATTAGATTGGCATGATAAGTATAAAACAGATGTTTATGGACGGTTGATTTATGACGAGTCACACAATCTTATATTGAACGAAAACTATAACGATACGCTTGAATACATTCCTCGTGGGGCAAGAAAAGAGTATAGCAAAGTTGGCTTGTTGGGACAGTTAGTAGTTCAAGATGACGGAACGTGTGAGGTCAACGGATATTGTATGGCTAGTGTGAATGGCGTGGCAACCAAGTCAGATAGTGGTTATAGGGTTATCAAACGTATTGATAAAACTTATATAAAAATAATACTGAAATAGAAAGAGGGCGAACAACCCTCTTTTATTATTGGAGGAAAAGTTATGAAAGAGATTATTACTCAGATGATTACAGAGTATTTGCCTGTAATTTTAACAGCGGTTATGACGGCTATTGTTGGCTTTGTTAAATCAAAGTATACAAAAATTGCAAATGACAGCATTAAGAAAGATGTTGCAAGTACAACGGTCAAATACATAGAGCAAATTTATAAAGACGTTCACGGTACAGAAAAGCTTGAAAGGGCTAAAGAAACTATGCTTACTTTGCTCGAAGAAAAGGGTGTCAAGATTTCTGATGTAGAGCTTGTTATCTTGCTTGAAAGTGCTGTTAAGGATATGAATTATAAATCACTTACAGATTTTATTAATGAGGTTAAGAATGGCGGTGAGTAATTATGAACGCAGTTAAGGAAATTGCTACCTACTGTGGAAGTATTACAACCATTTTAGCATTGATAACAATTATTGTTAAACCAATAAGAAATAGATTTGTAGGGTGGATCTCAAAAACAAGTGACAAAGATAATCTAAATAAAAAAATAGATAAACTAACAGCATTAGTGGAAAGACAGGTAGAACAGAACAAGGGCATGGAAGCCGAACTACAAAAACAGAGTTTGGCTTTGCAAGCTACGTTAAGAAATTCGATTTTAGTGATTTATAATTCAAGAATGAAAGAAAATAGTATTTCACTATACGAAAAAGAAAATCTTGCAAGACTATACGAAAGCTATTCATCTATTGGTGGCAATAGTTTTGTACATAATTGTGTAGACGAATTAAATAAACTACCTGTAAAGGAAGATTAATTGGAAAGGAAGTATACATATGACTATTAAGGGTATAGACGTTTCTGAACATCAGGGCAATATTGATTGGGCTAAAGTAAAAGGAAATGTAAGCTTTGTTATACTGAGAGCTGGCTATGGTGATGCTATCACATATCCAAATCAGATTGACAGAACATTTGAAAAAAATTATAAAGGTTGTAAGAATAACAATATTCCATGTGGTGTTTATTGGTATTCATATGCACAATCAGTAGAAGCAGCAAAGCAAGAGGCAAAGGCTTGTCTCAAGGTAATCAAAGGCAAAAAGTTTGAGTACCCTATTTATTTTGATTTAGAGGAGCGTTCACAGTTTAATAAAGGTAAGGCATTTTGCGATTCTATCGTAAAGGCATTTTGTGGCGAGATCGAAAAGGCAGGCTACTATGCTGGACTTTATATGAGTCGTTCTCCTTTGCAGAATTATATCTCTTCTGATGTAGCAAAGAGATATACACTTTGGATTGCCGAGTATAACAGCAAATGCAATTACAATGATAAACATGATATATGGCAGTATTCTAGCATTGGCAAGATAGACGGAATTGCGGTTAGTGTTGACGTAGATTATTGCTACACAGATTTTCCCACGAAAATAAAATCGGCAAACCTGAACGGATATACTAAGACAAAGAAGCTACCAACACTTGAAAAGTCTGGCTATAAAAAGGGTGATAAGACCAGTGGCGTTCTAGCTCTGAAAGAAATGCTCATCATAGCTAAGGCAAGAAAACTTCACAACGTCTCACTTGACGAAAACGGTATTTTTGGTGAGGGTACTGAAAAGGCTGTTAATGCTTTGCTGAAAAAGTGGGGTTATAAGCAGACTAGCATTGCAGGTGAGAAGTTTATCAAGAAGCTTGCAAGTGCTATTAAGTAATATCGTTGTTAAAGGGCGAGGTAATACAGCTTCGCCCTTGTTATATTTTATTTATACGAAAGGAAGATGAACTATGGCGTATTGTGCTACAAACGGAAACCTGTATGAAAATGGAAAAGCTTTTGAGCTGAAAGTTGGCATTGGTGCTGATTTTAAAGTACAGGCTTCGGGAACTGGCAGTTTTCAGGTTGTAGGAAAACTGACTCAGAATGGTGCAGAGGAAGTGCTTATGATGGTTGATCTGAGTGACTTCTCAACAGTTGATACGATTACAACGGAAAATGTTTATGCAGGAGATGTTAGTGGTTACTATAGTGTAACTGTTAAAAACGTTAAGGGTGTAAACAAAATTTGGGGAACTATAACATATTAAGGAGGTGGATTTATGGCTACAGATATTATTGCTAGAGGTATGGCGGCTAATGCTAAAAAGTCTGTCACTGAATTAGGCAACAAGGTTGAAAGCGAAAAGTGGATTGGCACAAAAGCCGAGTGGGAAGCCGTTGATAAATCCACTATAAAAGACGGCACAATTGTATATATCACTGATGATAAAACGGTGATTTTATACGATAAGGCGGAAATGGAAAAGATAGCCGCACAGGTCGCCACAGACCGCAAAGCCGCTGAAACCGCTGCGCAGACAGCACAGGCGGTGGCTGACAGTTTGCCTGATGATTATGTGACGGCTGTCGGGAAGATAGCCGAGAATACAGCTGAAATAGCTAACGTGAAGCTGACCGACAAGGAATTGCAAAGGCGTGTGGACGCACTGTATTTCATAGGTCAGGGTATCACGCATAGGTTTGAAACCGACAGCGAAACGGCATATGCAAAGACAGTGCCTACGGGCGGTAAGCTGATGAGCGTGAAGTCTGTGGGTGGTAGGTCAATCGTGTTTAATCAGTTGGTTAAACCAGTACCCACTGTAGTCACACAAGCGGGCGTAAAATTTACGTTTTCTAACGATGGTATTATTACATTGAATGGAACAGCTACCACAACAGGTAATGCAGTTTCTCTGCAATCCGTTAAAAATCAAAAAGGACATAAATATCTAATGGTTGCAAACCCATTGTCAGGTGTTTATGGGGCAAACCAGTTGATGTTTAGTTCGCAATCATTTGGGCAAGATTCTACAGGTCACGGCACTATAATCGTCAATGAAAGTAGCAACGCAGTATGGTATTATACAATATATGTGTATAATGGCGTTACATATGATAACGTTAAACTACAACCACAGATTTATGACCTCACCGCCATGTTCGGTTCGGGAAACGAGCCCACAACTGTGGAAGAATTTGAGAAAATATTCCCAGCGGACTACTACCCATATAATGCTGGGGAAGTTGTCCGCACTGGGGTGACAGAGGTCGTTGTGGGTGATACCACACACACAATCCCCGAAGCAATCCGCAATCTGCCTGGCTACGGCTGGTCGGCAGGAACTGCACGAAATTACGTTGATTACGAAAATAAAAAATATGTTCAAAGTGTTGGCAGCGTTGATTTGGGAACGCTGACGTGGATTACGGGTTCCACTGGAAAAGTAAGTTTTCAAACATCGCAAGTTACAGGGCAGAAATTGACAAAAAATTATAGCGTTCCGCCAAATATCATTTGTTCAAAATATTCGACAGAATCGCAGAATGAACTATGGGGTCACATAAATGTAACAGGTATAACGGCTAATGCTAACACTGACGGGTATGTCTATGTCAACGATACGTCCTATACCGACGCCGCCGCATTCAAACAGGCAATGCAGGGGGTAATGCTATACTACGAACTAGCAAACCCTATAATTACAGACATATCAGCCCTGATACCAGATGATTTTCTACGAAACGTTGAGGTCGAAGCAGGCGGTTCAGTGATTTTCAAAAACAGCAACGATAATTACCATATACCAGTGCCATCAGAAGAAGAGTATATCGTGAAACTGAGTGAAGTAGGAGGTACAACATGACAGATTTGCAAAAGAAAATGGCTGAAAAACTAGGGTTGACCCCTGATGATTTTCAGCCGAAAAAAGCCACAAAAGTGGACGAGTTAGAAGCACAAGTGCTATATACTGCGCTGATGACCGACACACTGATTGAGGAGGACAATGACAATGTATAGGAAAGTCAAACGTTTGTACGATTTAGGGCTGTACACCGCTGAGCAGGTCAAAGACTTTGCCGACAGGGGGAAGATAACCCCTGAGCAGTATGAGGAAATCACTGGGGAGAAGTATGAAAGCGAGGATAACGAGGGTGGTGAAAAGACCAAATGAGCGTAAGTATATACAACAAAACTGATAACAAGCTTAGTTCACTGGCAAACCAAACGGAGCTTATGAACAATGACGGTACGGCAGATATTACAAGCCAAATAGAAAATTTGACTACCTCTGTTAAAAGAAACACAGATGAAATATCTATTCTGAGTGGAAGTTGTGTTCGCATGGAGAAATTAAATCGTAATGCTCATACCGCAGGTGGCACATGGAATTGTAATGATTCAGATAATATAGATGGGCTTCTCGGTCAAATAAATCGTGGCGATATTTCCGAATTGGGTCTTGGTACAGAATTGAAATTAAAAGGAACTATTGAAAATGTTCCTTGTATCGTCAATGGTGAAGAAAGTACAAAAACGGTAGAGTATGATACTTATTTTGTATGTGTAGCTGTGGATTTTCTTAGGACTACAAAAGCCTCAAGTGGAAAACGGTCATATACATTTATGCCTTTTGGTTCACCAATAGGAACAAATGTTATTGATAACGCTACAGGTTTAGGTGATGTTCACGCATACTCTCAAACATTCATTCAGCAAAAGGTTATGCCTGTTTATACTGCGCATTTTAAAAATATTTTTGGAAATAATCTTGCTGAGTTTTCAGACCCATTACCACTTATGATTAACAAATCAGCCACAAGTTACACTTATGTCAATGGTGATGGAAGAAGTGTGGAAAACTATGGCTATAGTGATAGTTATACATCCTATTCGCTTAGATTACCGAGTGAGCCTGAGATTTTCGGACATTATATTACATCAGGTTGTTATGACAATTCAGGCATGGAGTCACAGTTGCCATACTTTGCAAATAAGCCAATTACTACAGCTTTAACAGGCTTTGGTTATGATACTACTGGTGGAATGTGGCTATCGTCATATTCGGGTATGAATTATTACGGATATTATGATATTGATAAAAGAACAATTCACGCAAAACCAGCCAATGCTGAGTTTGGTATTTACCCACTTCTGACATTGGTTCAGAAATAATTTTAGGGTACTAGATTAATTTCTAGTACCCTATTTTTTACGCTTGACGAAATATAAATAATTAGATATAATAATATTACCTAAAGAAAAAGGCGGTCAATTTTATGGTAAATTATTCTGAGTTCATAGAAATAGTATGTAGTAATTTGAAAATTACTAAACCGATAGTTGAAGAAGTATTGTTTTTGCATACACCTACACAACTAGCCGAGTATGTTCCTGCGGATAACGCACTTAAATATCGTATGGGCAAAATGCCGCTTGATACTATGTTTTCAATCGCACATGAGTTAAGACACATATGGCAAATGAAGAATTGCCCTGAGATTTTCCAGAACTATATTAATTCTACAGATACCGACATTGAACAATACAATCTGCAAAGTGCAGAGATCGACGCAAATGCGTATGCTATGGTTATAATGGAAAGCGGATTTGGCATAACACCGCAGTTTAAAGGGTTAAGCGAAAAGGTTAAAAAGAAAATATCGTTAAGGGCTAACGAGATAGTGGAAGAATAG